GACAACGATGACAACGATGACAACGATGACAATACTAAAGACCAACAACACAATTCTCTTATCGACGATGTAATGTATAAAAAGTTTGCATATTATTAAATTTGTGTTGGTATAATAAAAATGTTTTTTGATAAAATTAATCCACTTGCGTTCTTTCTAGCTTTTGCTGTAGGACTTTTCCTTTGTTATATAACTCATCCTGCACCCGAAGTGGTTGTAAAATTCCCTTCACCATACAACGCTGGCAATGTTACATACAAAGACAAGGCTAACACATGTTTTAAATTTAAAGCTGACAAAGTAGAATGCCCAATTAATAAAGAGTTAATAAAACCACAGCCCATACTTGAGAATTATGAACAGAATGAAAAAGATATGAATCAACAGTTAGATTTTATGTCTCGTCCCGCAAGTGCTATCCATGAAAATTAAAATAAAATTAATCTCCCTAAATATATTAAAATGATTGAAGACCTGTTAAATACACCAATTGGGCAAATACTTATTTCAGTCATTCTTGGTTTGGGTCTAGCAACGGTTTTCAAAAAGATATGCAAAGGACAAAACTGCATAGTTATTCAAAGTCCTGATCTTAAAGAGATTGAAAAATATTACTACAAAGTAGACGACAATTGCTTCAAATACACTCCATATGTCACACAATGTTCTGAAAATAGCCAGTAATATGATGCGTATAATTAATAATATTATTATTTAAACTATATTCAAAGATGAACAAATCTACTCCTATCAATCAACTCCCTGGCGGCTTCCAGCAAACGCCATTTATAAATGAACCACAACGTCAAATTGTTCAGAACGCTCAGAATGCCATTGGAAGCATGGCAATGCCACAAAACACACAACAACCTCTTGATGTCATACAAGATGACGACGCAGAAATTCAAGAGGCACTTAATGATGTAAACTCACAAATTGTAGGTAATCAAAATCCTTCTCAGATGCAAATGCCACAATATTCCCAACGTTCTTCAATGCCAGTAGAAATGCAATATCAGATTGATCAAATGGATCAAATTGACCAGATGAATCAAATGAATCAAATGAATCAAATGAATCAAATGAATCAAATGAATCAGATGCCGCATCAATCAATGATGCCACAAATTCCCAACATCCCAATTGAGAATTCTCAAGATATTATGTATATGAAGAGCCAAATGTATCCTCCTGCTTCTCAACCACAAGTTGTTGCACCTGTCGGTGATAACGTTGGACTTAAACAAATTCTTACAAGGTTTGCAGATGATCTTAAACTTGGTGCTGTAATTTTTGCAGCAATTTTTGCGGTACATTATATTCCTTTGGAAGGATTCATAGGAAAATACTTTGCAATTGAAAAAATTCCCTACCATGAAACAATCTTGCGCGCTGCAGTTGCTGCTATCATTATCATTCTAGTAAAGAACCTTGTCTTTACTCGAATTTAGACCTGAAATACTTACACTCATACTTTTTGTTTGTTTGACAATATGATGGATGCGGATGCGAGCGTACGTCATTCATATTGTTAAGATAATTCTCATCTGTTGAGAAATATACTTTACGAATACCCGTTTTAATAATTGCCTGTGTACATGATGTACATGGCTTTGAATACTTGAGTGGATTACCCATCCTATCAGTTCCTATCCGCACAACATACAAGTCTAGTTCATGGACCAAATGCTTAGGATATCGTTTGATCTTTAGTAGTGCATCAACTTCTGCATGAATGCTAAACAAATGATGCAAATGTTCTGAATAATGATTAAACCCCTCTGCAACGATCTCAGATGTACGTCTATTTACAATTACACAACCGTGTCTGTGATTATGAATGTTTGAATGTGATGCTGCATTTGCAGCCTTTTGCATGTATAAATCTTGTTTATCCTTACACTCTTTTGTCTGAAAAACGTCAAAGTTGAGAAACATATTCTAGTAAAGCTTATATCAATGACATTTAAATGAAAAATACTTTATCAATTTTTTCACATTTCTAAAGGCTCTTCCATAATGTAATCATCAACATCGTCTTCCCTTTCTGCATTTGCAACAAAATCAACTTCAGCATCTTCACCCATGTCATCGTCTACGTTGTCAGATTCATGGAATAAAAGTTGAGGTTTCACACCCATCGCTGCGATCTCTTGCATCAAAAGCCTAAATGCACACGGTGCTTTCAATAACCTTGTATGAATATTTTCCTTGTTCGTTATAAAACCTGTGTCCTCGTCAACTTTAAATTCGTAAATATCTGATCTCTCCATCAAACTTTCTTTCAAGAAAGATATCGCACCATGTGAAAGTATACTGTCTTTTTCCATTTCGCCAATCCTCAAACCTCCCCCATTACCTCTTCCTTTTGTAGGTTGTCTTGTCTTATTTGTAATTGGACCCATGGTTCTGTAATTAATCTTGTCGGCAACCATGTGTTTCAAACGTTCGTAGTAAGTAGGTCCAAAGAATATTGAACACTCCATTTGATGTCCTGTAAAACCATTATACAAAATCTCGTTACCATGTTTTTCTAGTCCAAATTTCTTTTCAAGTGATTCAATCATATCGTCATAGTTATTATTATTAAACGGGGTTCCGTCAACACATGTTCCAACATTAACGCCAACTTTGGCAATAAGACATTCTAACAAATGACCCAATGTCATACGCGTAGGGAATGCATGTGGGTTGATAATGATATCAGGTACAATACCATCCTTATTGAAAGGCATATTCTCTTGAGGAATTATCATCCCAATAACACCTTTTTGTGCCGTTCGTGAACACAACTTGTCACCAAGCTCAGGCATCCTTACTTTTCTAAATCGGACTTTGCATGTTTTATTATTATCATCATCAACATATACGAATACTTTGTCTATAATTCCACTCACTGTTTTGTCAGCAATAACACTTCTGTCGGAATATTTCTCACTTTTTACTTTGTTGTTAAAAATGTCAAGCGAACTCTCATCTGCTATCATCTGTGTTTTGATATCACAACGACCAAATATAACATCATTCTCTTTGATGTGCGAGTTGACTTTAGGCAAACCGTTGTCGTCAATCTTGTTGTAGTTTCCAAAACGTATATTCTGAACATCTTTACCGTATTCTTTCACCATTTTGATCGTATTTCTAAATACCAATTGATTATTGTTGTTGTCATCTTTCTCTTCCTTCTCGATCATATTCTTGAAGTATGTAAGATTGAAACATCCTCTTTGTATAGAGTTCTTATTAATTATTATACTATCCTCCTGATTGTATCCAGTGTATGTTGCAATTGCAACAATCAAGTTCTCACCGTTTGGCATATCGTTATTGTGCATATACTCCATATAACGTGTGTTTATTAAACTCTTCTGTGGATAATGTAATACATACGACATAGTGTCTATCCTATCGTTAAAATTTGTGGCATAAATACCAATTGCTTGTTTACCTTGAGCCCCCGAAAAGATGTTACGCGGGGCTTGATTGTGTTGACACAGAGGGATATTTTGTGTCAAAACACTCAATATCGTCGATGGATGGATTTCACAATGAGTATACCTCTTTGATAAACCTAGATATGTAGAGTCCATTGCAATTAGTGCGTTGCTTGTTTCTTCGACATCCAGAAATTCAATAGGCGACATATTCTTTTCCAATATTTCTTCGGCGTATGTCAGCTTTTGAGGTTTAAAAAAGTCATCCCATGTTATGCTTCCATCTTTAAATCCTTTGATATGATCCTGAATAAGCAGTTTGCCCTTATGAACAACATACACTGGTCTACAACACCTGCCTGCTTCTGTCAAAACGTGAATTTCATTGGAAGCAACATTCCATGAAACCGATGTAAATGGATGTATGATATTGTTAAGTTTTAACAATTTCAAAACATCAACAACATGTTTTGCGTCATTAACAATACCAACCAGATTACTATTTATCAGTACTTTTGTGCATCCATTAATATCATCAACATTAATATCGGCCAATACTTTCATACCTAATTTCATAAGATGTGTTGCAATCTCCCGTGGATTTGTGTCAAATGTCACGTGACACATTATTGCAAAATTCTTTAACAAACCAATACTTCCACCATCTGGACTTTCACATGGGCACATTATACCCCATTGTGTGCAATGTAAGTGATGTGGAGCTACCACCTTGGATGTAGGATCAATTGGGGTGCTTACACGACGCAAATGCGACAAGAAACCAAGATATGAAATTCTGCTCAAATCTTGGACAATACCTTGTTTCATATGTTCCGTAGATCCTGTAACCATAGACTTACCCCACATTCCTTTTAGTGATTTCTTCATACCGTTCTCTATGACATCCCATTTGAATATATATGCCATGTTTGCTGGATTGATAAGAGACTCTACATTCTTACTGTTTCTCCATGGGCCATACAAATACTGATTATCAATATTGCTTCTCATTACGTTTCTAAACTGATTGTAGTAATCACGGAATATGTTTCCAATCAAGAATCCCGAGATATCTACACGCTTGTAAACATAACTATCCCTATCAGTCTCTTTTGCTACCCCAAGACAATTATTAATAAGTTTTAACACAATATGACCTAGGAATATTGACTTGTTACGGTATTCTGGTCCTATATTTGCAAACAAATCGTTTGTAAGGATTTTTTTAACCGTATCTTCGCTCTTGTATTCAACAAAGTTTGCCATATATGACAGACATTCCTCTTGTGTTGGATATTTAGAACCGTCAATTATGGATGGCATCAAAAAATCCAAATACTTTTCGTTACCTTCCAAATCATACAATATGTGTTTTATAATTTCTTCATCGCTTTCAACACCAAGAGCTCTAAACAGTGTAAACAATGGAATTGTTTGAGAACAATATGGTATCTTGACAACGATACTGTTATGAATACGTTTATCTTTTTCTTTCTTCTCATCGGTGTCTTTCGAATCACCAGACTCTTTCTTGTCATCTTTACCTGATTGCTCAAATGGGTCCTCAACTTTCGTCTTGTTCACATAAAACATCACAACCTTGGGAAAAAGTGGGTTCTCTTCTGACGTGCATCGTATCAATCCTTCATATGAATATTTAGGATCCTTGCTTTTATTGATAAAAATTCTGTTGGTTGCAATACGTTCTTGTGCAACAATCACTTTCTCTTTTCCATCAATAATAAAGTACCCACCTTGATCCCATTTACATTCTCCCATTTCTCTTCGCATTTCAGGGGACATGTCATGTAACATACATAGTCTACTATGAAGCATTATTGGTAAAGCACCTATCTTGACATTCTCAAATGTCTTGTATTTTTGACTTTGAGATGACCCTTCAGTTGTCGTATATTTAACAACTATGTTTGCAAAAATCTCAGATTGGTACGTGAAATCTTTCAATCTGGCTTCATTTGGAAACATCAACCTTTGTACATCATTTTCGACTATTGTTGGCTTGTTTATATATATATCATCAGATGTTTCACCTCCAACAAATACTTCGATCTCATGTGTAAGTTTTCCATTGTCTTGTTTCTTTTTAACATAGATAGGGTTTAATGCTTTGATTGTTGACTTGAGTCTGTGAGAAACAAAGTCATTATAGGAGTCTAAATGATGTTTAGTCAAAAAATAAGGATGCTGTTTAAAATAGCTATCAAGGACGTGCCAAGTATCCTCAAAATAATTCATTTAATTTAACAAACATTATTTTCATCATTTTTTACCCTTGGATTTAGTCTTGGAGCATTTTGTGGATGATGTGGTTTTCTTAACAGCTGATTTACGAGCAGGCTTCTTGGGCCTTGCACCACCATAGCTGAAACTGGTCTGTGCTTCAATTTTGCCAGTCACATCACCGTAATGAGAAGTTTTGTTTAGTGGGATTGGACCATTTACTTCTTCGTTTGCTATCATTTTCAATGTCATCATGTCAGCTACACGATTTGGAGCTGTACCATCTGTCTTGTTGAATGATGTGATAGCGTTCTCAGTATTCAAACCAATTTTAATTGGGGGAGTTGTATTTTCTGCTCCACCCTGTTTGTTAAATACACGATACTGGCCTTTTTTCATGTAATCATTAATATTACGCATCATACCTTTACTAGATCCACCAACTGCAGGTGATGGAGATGGTGCAAGAGATGGTGCAGGTGAAGCTGAAGGTGCATGCCCTCGCAAGGCATTCAGAAGTTTCACAGAATTTGTTACAGGGATTGGAGCAGGCTCAGAACGGAATTGCAGATCCGTTTGCTTGAAGAGTTCTGCTGTTTGAGAAGGACTACCTGTTAATACACGATTTGCGTTAGACATCAATGACTGAAATGTTGGTACTTTCAACCCACTTGCGTTGCCTCCTGATATTTTGCGACCACAACTTGGACATTTCGAGCAAGCTCCACCCTTGCAGGAAGATTTAGGCTTTGTTTTTTTTGGTGCTTTCTTTCGACGACCCCCTTCTTGAGGGACGTTGTTTGTGAATATGTTATTTAACTTTTCAAAAGCTTTAACATCAATGGCAGAAATGACAGCATCAGATGCATACGAACCTCCTTTCATTGTATTTTATGTTTTATGATAAGAAAAAAAACACATATTTACAGGAAATAATATTGTATCGTAGCAATCAAATAAATAAATATATACATATCAGATAATTTATTACATTCATTCAAGATGCTTGAAATGTTTGGTTCCAATAATGTATCAACAACACAATTTCGTTGCAAAAGTACAACAAAAAACAAAGCAAAGTTGCTAAGAGTGTCTGGGTCGATACGACGTACCTTACTTAAGATATATAAATGTGGATATATGTCAATCTCGTAAAAAACTCTTTTGCCCAATATCTTTAACCATTCATCTATGTCGTCTTCAAATGTTTCAATGTCCGCATGGTACTCATCTGTTGATATTTTGTATGTCTTCATGAATTGTTTTATCAACACATCAGGTGGCAAAATACAATTTTTTATTTGATGTTTCATTTTCAATAACGAGTCAAATATTTAGCTGAAATAAAACGCTCAAAACTACAGCATGTTGTACAAATAATCCTTTGTATAATCAAACTCTACTGGAGGTGCAGTTGTATATCGATAATTTCCGTACTTGTTGTCAAGTACTTGTATATATTTGACGCTTGTTGATTGGACAACATAAATACAATTCAACAAGTATTCGTCCATATCACCTACATCTTTAACCGTTGAGTACTTGGGGATATTATATATTATCGAATACATTAGATCAAGTATGTGATTACGTAAGTCAACCAGTACAGGACGATAGAGGTTGTAATCATATTTTCCAATCATCACGTTGAAATGGAGCTTTAAAAAGTATTCCAAGTAAGCAACTGTTTTTAAATATGATTCGTTGTCATACACCCGTAACATCCGCATATTATACAAAACCCTATTGAAATTAGAGCTTCTTATCAAGTGTTTTAATGAGTTTGAACCCTTGTAGAAATGATATAATTTTGATGACGTAAGATCAAGTGTACTTATGTCAATCTCTAACTCTCTAATGTAAGATTCAACGTTGTTTGTTTCTTTGATTTGTTTCTCCGTTTTCTTACCTAACACGTAAACAGTAATTGCAACCAATAACGTTACAAAGAATTTTTGAAACATGTCTTGATCAATGTAAAAAACGTAAAACAAATAAAATACAATAATAAAAATCACAAAAATTGTTGGTCCATTTAATGCCGTGAGATATTGCATTATTTGCTAATTTCAACAAAGAATAAAATAATAGCGAGCATGACCAGGCAAAGACCTAGGTAAATAATACGTTCTCCCTTGGATAGAATCTTTGGAATATCTTTCAAGTCTGTGATGTCAAACAATTCTTTTGTCATAAGATTCATATCCATCCAAAATCGTGATATATTCTCTGTTAACGCTCTTTCAACAAATTCATCGTTCCTTATTGTCCTATCTTTGTAGTTCTTTACAACGGCATTAATTGTATCTAAAACTTTTGTTTCCTTTTTCATCAGATCTTGATACGTCTTTTCATGATCTGATTTTTTAAGTATTTCCATAACGTCTTTATACTCAGAGTACTGCAACATTTACTATATATTGTTAAATTGTTTCAATCAAATCCACGTGCCCCAACATGTGCCGTCTACAACACATTTTCGTGAGTTGCAACTCATCTAGTACTTTTCCTTTAGGATGTTTGTCAAAATGCTTTGGAACCTCGATGTTTTCCTTCTCGATTTCCTTGCAACGATTCTCGTAATATTCCCATTTATCTGCCAACACTTTACCACATGTGAAGCATCTTACGGGGATAATCATTTTATAATATGTTATAAAATAACTATTTAAGTAATATTCTTTATCAAAATGTACGAAAATGAACAACCTTTCTGCACTGACTTATAATATTCAAACGCTCTTTAGCTCTATGTCTTCGGTTCAAAACAAACTTCAAGAATTTGACAATCAAATTTTAAACCTTAAAAGCGCAATCAAACAAGTCCCTTCAAGTACACCTGAAGTAAACACAGATGACATTGTCAATAATATAATGGCTAGAATCAATGTACGTCTTGATAGCCTAGAAAAACAAATCCAAGATTGTACAGAAGTATGTAACATGACAAAAGAACTCAACAACGAATGTAAAATACTGATGGATGAGATGGTCAAGATACCACACGATGTTGCTTCCCAATCAGAACAAGTCGTAGAAAAAATAATTGATACCCATGATACTCCTGATATGGTTGATAATTCAACTGAAGATGATATGTTTTCAATGGTTCCAGCATCAGCTGTTCCTGCTAAAGCCAAAGGTGGTAGAAAGAAAAAGACAACTTAAACATCATTCTGCATATGAGCGTGCAAATTTATAAAATCTCGAAGAAACATGCTTTCATTGTTCAATATACTTTTATTTTTAATGTAAGCGTCATATGTTTTCTGATAAATCTCATATGCATTTTTATAATCTTTTTTAATCTCTCGAACATACTTGCCGGCTAGTGCCATAAAATCTGGATTTTCCGCTATTTGAGAATCCGTCATTATTTTTTCAACAACCTTCTTCTCTTCATTTGTGATTGGTTGTGTATTTGTATCACGGTTCACTAGATTTTTTACAAACATATAATCTTTATTGAAAATCAGTTCATTGTGTACTTGTAGAGAGCTCAAAAACAAACCATATTTAGATCCATCTACAAAGATATTAGGGACTGTTTGATACTTTTTGATGTTGTTTTTGTGACACAGGTAATCTAGTTGTATATTAGTATGATACTTGAGAGGCAAAAAATTGTCTGCAAGTACACGTGCAGTCTTTGGTGATAGAATGTAGCTATCATTATAGGGCAAGACACGGAAAACATCCTTGCACTCTTTAGTTTTCACTACATTTGTATTAGGCATTTCGGTATTGTTAGGCATACCCAAAAATAATATTTCATAATCACCACTGTTCCAAATATCAATGGTTTTATCGAGGAGCATACACATTCGTGGTTCATACATGATATCGTCCTCAATTACGAGATGAACAACATCAGGATCATCACATTGTGCAATAGACAATAGAGCTGCATGATGTTTTAATGCATTCGATACATTGTTAACATGTAGTATCCTAGTCAAAGAATTGTATATCTTATACATCTCTTCATCGGATTTTGTGTGCGCATAATCAATGTTTTTTTGAATAAATTCAGTTGGAATCTCCTGAGGATCATTGGCATTAATAGTGATAATCTCGCCAACTTTCATTTTTGAAAATGTATATTTACCTAATGTCTTTTTCAACTCATCTATAACTCTTCTACGTTCGTGAAGGTGTGAGGCATGAATTATATACACATTTAGCTTTTTAACCGATGACACCATTTATAATTGAATCCTATTTTCATTTTTCAAAACTTACCGCACTAATATCCAATACATTATTATATTAATTAGTCTACACTTACATTCCGCACACAAGTTTTTTTATTTGGTGCCTGTATAAAACACACGTCCCATATTACCTCTATTAAAGCCACCAGGCATCATCCTAGTGAATTTCGCTACAAGAATCGAGTAGCTCTTGTCGCTGGCGGGAATGTTGATAGTGTGTGTGGTAGATATCACTCCTGATAGTCCTGTGACCGTGTGCAACAGGTCGAACGTAGTTCCGTTCACGCTGCCGTATAATAATAAATCGACACAAAGTCCTCTAACTGTCATTGTGCTTACAAAGATTGGCCAAGGCAAACGTAAAGCGATATACTCACCATTGAAACCGTCGTTGAAGCCGTTGAATGTGCGAAGAGCACTACCCAAGCGAGTTAATGTGTTGTCAGGTGCTACAATATTGTATGTCCCGTCATTTGATTGCCATGAATTAGTGGCTAGCGAATTGAACACGTTGTAAACTCTAAGATAATCCGCGCGATTAGTTGATGCCGCACACACATATTTTTCAGACTTTTGTATTGTTATATCATACAGATACGCGATATCTGATGGACCAATTGATGCACTTATCACAATACGAACTCCATCACTTGAATACAAGTCAACTACACTCAAGTCGAATGTATCAGGTATTGACACCGTATTTGTAACCACCGAAGTAGTAATAGGTACAGAACCAAGTAGATACTGTACACTACTCTTCACATCCTGGATGTACAATCTATATACTTCACCCCCTTCAAGAAAGGTACCAGAGACAGTGAGCATCACGTGGCTTATACCCTCGTTAACACTCTTGATAACTGGTGAGTACAAGTAAACACCCTGTGGTACTCTAATATTGGTCGTACCAAACGTGATCAGGTTGGCGTTGTTGAATGTCCAACCTTCGGACGCAAGCGCTACTTCGGTAGTGTTAGCGAACGAGCGTGTCAAGAGGGTACTACGCTGATCAAGCACAAAGTCGGTCATGTCAGGTGGAACAGTAACTGTGATTCTCTCTCTCTTAACGGGACGCGAACGCTGCCCCCTAAAATTAGCAAGTGAGATAGGACCCGCTGATGGCACTTCTGGAGCGCCACGACCGTCAACACGTCCGATCCCTGTGGATTGATCCCAAACGCCGGTCGTCAGAGCAGGACGCGTCTTGTAAAGGTGGCCTATCCATGTTATATTATTGTTATACTCCGATACGATGTCCGAAAAGAAAATAGGACCGTTCGTTGGAAGCGAGCCTGCATCGTCCACGAAGACACGGCATGAACCTACTGTTGAAGGCCATGGATTAGTGCTCTCACCAGCAGGAACAGAGGAGTTGTACTGTCCAAACCCTCCACCACTTGAACCACAAAGGTATGGAAATGATGATCCCAAACTGACCTGCTCGCCCACCAGTCGACCATCGACCCACAACCGAATTTGTGCATTACCAGCAACCTTCTTGCGCACATCAAATGAGATGGTGTGCCATAGACCATCTTGTGGGAAATCCTCAGTTTGTGCAAATACAACTTCACTATTTGCCACAGGAACACCTGGATAGGTAATTGTTGATGAACCATTACCACTACGCACACGCAGAACGTTCTTGGTACCAGACTTTACTACACCCACATAAGTTCCGTACCCTGACCCACCATACTCAAACAAAACATGGCTTTGTGAGAAAGAGGTAGGAATCACAATGTCCATGCTAAAGAACGAACTCTCTGAAATTGTTACATTGTTAAATATACCACCAACATGCTCGTAAGTGGGCACACCCAATCTCCCCTCAGCCTCATTGGATGGACCCAATTGGTTCTTGTACACACGCAACGGTTGCGATATAACATTCGGCCACACATTAGTCGACTCACCTGTTACAGTCCCACTTGTAACACCACCCATATTACCCGGACTGTATCCTGCCCACAATACGGTCGTACCACTTACAAAAAAATTCCCTTGTGCACTCCCCTTTAGTATACCGTCGATCCATACACGAATACGAGACAATCCACTACCTGCAGGGTAAGGCATGAATTCCCAACAGACCTCGTGCAATTTACCATCAGTCGGTATAGGTACATCAACTGACACTACGTTAGCATGAGGTGGCAATGCGTTATCACCACCTCGCACACGCAACTTAGGCACTCCTGAAGTTACATCACGAACACCTACGTATGCTCCTGCATTTCCTGGGGGTCCACCCATTTCCCACAACATGCAGTCATGAGCAAAAGACGTTGGGAATACTACATCACATGCGAAGAACGTATTTTGAGTCCACCACCCATTACCCGCTGCAAATTGTCCACCATTGTCGAAATTTACTCCTTGAGCATATGTGTTCGAAATAGTAAGCCTTGTATCCATAATATATAAAAATACTTATATATAGTACAAAGTTGTGTTATGTCAACAATCAACAAGTTTTAGGCTAATGTCTTTATCAACAATAATTGGTGTGATGAATATATACTTATATGTTATATTAGTGTGAGAAATGCAAGAAGTGCCGACAACAGGTGCTATCAAAATTGATGATGTAAGGACTGTTTTCGAACTCACTGGTGAGACAAAGCTATCAACATTAATTCGAGGAGGTGGGGTAATACCTGATATACCAAATAATGCCACCGTACCTAATTCGTCGAATGTAGAATTTCCATTCTCATCTTTAAGAGGTGCAACAAAAGGTTCAACAAATTGGGAATTCAATCTAAAGATAGGAGTTGGTGTGGTAAAGTACAATTCTGCTACATCGTCATTGAAACTCAATGCAGGTACAGAAATGCAATTTGTTGTTGTGCAGAACACTAATGTATTTGATAACGCGTCAGGTTGCTATGCATTACGCGACACTATTTCCAACTTATACCTTAATGTCGCCACAAATGGAATAGTTTCCATGAAGACAACAATTGTAAACAATGATCCTACATACTCATTTAAGGTGTTTTCGAACGATGGAGGAGTAACATATAGAGTTTATTGTAGTTCACCCATTGTCAAGACCGGTTCACAACAAACAGATGCGGTATTACCGTACAAAAACGCATGGCTAGCTTACAATTCGGGTACTGACACAATATACGCAGCATCTTGGTCAACATTGTCGACCACTGTCACTGAGTTTAGTTTTATAACCATTAATGGGAACCCTATCGCAAGCAATGAAGCAGCTGTGTCTGCGGTTATACAAGAGTTTCCAGTTAAGGCGCTAACGGCACTCACGACTACAATTTCAGGGTACGCGTATGGAAACGGTACTTACACTGTCACACGGTCAAGGGATATTACTGGAAGGGAAGCATGGAGGGCGTTTGATTACATAACAGGTGCTTCCACTTGGCAGACGACTTCAGATACATTAAGTTCTACGCTCAACGACTGGGTTCAAATACAATTACCTTTTGCAATTCGACTGAATTCATTCGGTATTGATTCACAAATAAACACTGTATTTAATCGTACACCTGCCACATTCAGAATAGAGGGTATCCGCGTTGGTGAAACCACCCTGAATCTCATAGGAAACTATTCAAAGGTATCAAATTATAAGCAATATATGGTCAGTTCTCCGGCCAACAATGAGTTATATAACCGTATTCGATTGACTATAACAACAAATACAAGTCTTGCAACCGTTACAGATCTGAGATTGTTCGCGACTTGGTAATAGTATAACATCAGAGCTTTCAAACTTCAAATAAGAGAATCATAGTGAATCATTATTAATCCGCTTATCATGAAAATTTATTGAAATTACGATAAATCATCATAAATCATTTTCACGATCAAAATTGATGATTTTTTCAAAAACATTTTTTGAAAATTGTTACCCCCTCCCCCCCCCCTATTGGTGAAATGACACTATATTATCGATAATAAACGTAAGCCAGTTCGATTATTATCATAATTGGTAAAATGACACTATGTCATTACAACATATTAATCGGAACACAAATCGTATATAATACGATCAAAATATCGATAATTTGAAAATTGGTGACATAATGTCATTGTACCAATTTCACTGTATAGATTTAAGAATAAATTCATATTGTAAAAGTAATGGTAGTATTTACTTGCAAGCGTTGTGGTTACGAATGCAATATGAAACATCACTTGAAAAGGCATTTACAGAGAAAGAATGTATGCAAGCAAAAAAACAAAGATGTAGGGGAGTTGGATGTTTCAGTATTATTAAAAGAATTGGAAACTTCGAATCAAACACTATCTTCAACTTTATTTCATTGTAAATATTGTCAAAAACAATTTAATGATTCTGGAAACAGGTATCGTCATCAGAAGTCCTGCCCCCAAAATACAGATCGTGATGATATAAAATCATTGAAACAAACAGTTTGTGAATTGAAAAAAGAAATCATCAATTTAAAAGAGAATGTACGACATAATGTCATTACAAATACAATTACAAATAATAATACGTTCAACATTAATGTAAACAACTTTGGTAACGAAAGTTACGAGCATATCACAAATGATTTTTTAAAACAATGTTTGTTGAACAGCACAACTGGTGTCAAATCTCTCATTGAAAAAATCCATTTTTCTGAAGAAGCACCAGAAAATAAGAATGTAAGAATGAAGTCTTTGAAAAACAACCTAGTTGAAGTAGCAGATAATAAAAAATGGGTTGTAAAAGATGCAAATGAAGCTATGGAATCTATGATTAATAAAGGATGTAAACTTATGAATGGTTTTTATTTTAATTGCGACAGCGGAATGATGATGCATGACATCAATGAACTCGATACACGCATTCAAAGTTTTCTACTTAGTGTAATCGACAAGAATAACAAACATTATTTCGCTCTCAGACGGAGAATATTTGCACTTATTATGGAACATAGCTAATTATTTGGTGAAGTGTGACATAAGTGTCATCTCACCAATTTTTATAAGTCCGATTTTAATCGATATAATTACCGAATTATATAATTGTAAATCGACATTATAGTGTCATTTTACCAATAGGGGGGGGAGGGGGTAACAATTTTCAAAAAATGTTTGGGGAAAAAATCATCAATTTTGATCGTGAAAATGATTCACGATGATTTAACGTAATTTCAATAAATTTTCATGATAAGCAAATTAATAATGATTCACTATGATTCTAAAACTTATCGAAAAATGATTCTCCGTTTATAATCGGATACAATTCTTTTGTTATTAAAAGTCTTTGGACTTAACTTTTCAGACTTTCAAGTGATATAATTGTGATTTCTATAATACGTAATAATTACAATCTTGTACAACTTTCTATAAACTTCTTGGCAGTAGTTTGCATTTCACTTTGCTTATTCGCCGGGAGATTCTCATAATATGCAAGATTACGGAGATATACACGACTTCCACCAGTAAGTTTACTTTTGTTGTTGGTCAAGAATGTGTAAAACATTGCATCCCATACTTTGCACCATTCTCCTTTTGGATAGTTTCCCATTTTTACAAGATAATTGCTTGTACTGATATATGGTTTCGTCATTGCTCTTGTAAAATACCATCCCATGCAATATATATTGGTTTTCATGACCCAATCATATGCATCCATTGCTATATTCTCCATAAACCATTTATAAACATCGTCCGGATGAATTTGCAACATTACAAACATGTTTAGAAATATCATGAGTCTAATAATATGATGTGAGTATCCATATGTGATCCCTTTTTGTATTTCACTGTCAAGTGGTACCAAACCAAATGTTTGTGATTTCCAAATGACATTTGCAAACCTTCTATTGCTATCAAAATGATTTGATGTTATGATGTCATCGTAATGATATTCATATAAGTAATGCATATATTCTCTCCACCCAACAAGTTGGCGTAAAAAGCCTTCAGTATTGGCGATATCACTTTTAACTTTTAGAGTTTCATTGACTATATATGCGGGACACAACAACCCGATATTTAACATTGGACTTATAAACGAATGGAACAAAAATGGGTTGTTAACATCGAATGCATCTTGATACTTACCAAAATGATGAAAACGCTCTTTAATGAACACATGAAACGCGTGCTTGGCATCTTTAAACGTAATAGGCCAAGTATGAAGTTTATCACATGATCCTTGATTGTTTTTAAACCTAGGATGATTGTTAATATATGCAATCGCATTCGTATAATACATCTGCGGACCATATCGAGGTTCGTGGAAGTCATTCGCAAATCCCATGGGGAGACTTGCACGATTGTTCTTATCTTGACTTGGGATTCCTTTCAATATTTTCAACTTTGTTTTCACATAATTATAAAATTGTGCATGAACCATCATTTTTGATGCATTTATTTGCTTGTGGTATTCGTTAAGATCTTGTGATGACATTAAAAAAGCAGGTGTATCATACCAATGTACATTTGCAAACCTCTTGAATTTATTGTAAACATCTTTGTCGGAAGGTTTGTACATGTGTATATATTCTTTGATGTCAAGTGTATCAACCCATGCATTTACTTTATCATATTCCACATAAACAACGTTAATACTTTTCAATTGTTTCAAGTAATCATAATAATAGCGCATACATGCCACCAAATATGCAAGTTTTATTTTATTATAATGTAGAGGTCGCTGTTTATCGTAAAAGAACAATGGTTCCTCAATAATATACACCTTATCTTGTTTTGATGCATGAATTGTATCAAGCGTTTCGTATAACTGATTTGGAAGAACAATGAACATCTTACTAAACTTGCAGATGAAAAATTGAAAACAAGTACTTAAATAAATGTGTGAAGTAAATATTAAAATGAGGTTCTGTTCATTATGCAAAAACATGATGTATGTGAAGGTGGACGACGAGACGAACCTAGTGTACTATTGTAAGTTTTGTAATAATTCTTTGACAGAACCTAAAGAAAATGGGTCGATCTTAGTAATTGACGACAACAAAGTTGATGATAATATCAAGTATAGACAATATGAAAACAAGAATATTGTTCATGATCCAACGTTACCGAGGGTAAACAACATCGTGTGTCCAAATAGCTCATGTACTAAGAAAGATAATCAAGATAACGAAGTTATATATATCAAATATGACTTTGCCAATATGAAATATTTGTATTATTGTTGCCATTGCGAGCATTTTTGGCGTACAAACTAAAACTACAACTACTTAAAAATTGATTTTTTTATATTATGTTATATCAAACACCATGGCACAAGTTATTGAAGATTTCAACGACATTTTGAAAATATATGATCCATCAAAGAACAAAACAAACAACATATTGTCTAAATATGAAAAAGTAAAAATTATTGGTATTCGTGCTGAACAAATTCAGAGAGGTGCTACACCATACATTGATATTGATCCCAATAAACCATTTGATGCTCGAGATATAGCTAAGAAAGAACTTGTAGCTCGAAAGATTCCATTCATGATATCTAGAAAACTGCCTGATGGGAAAACAGAGTATTGGCGATTGGATGATTTAATGATTTTGTAATTTTTGTAATGATTTTTCTTATTTAAGGAAACCCAACAATTTGAGATCATACAATGGCATTCAACACTAACAATACAAATGTTTTTGGTCAGCATCTTCAGCATCAGAATTCATTTTTGTCATCAGGACCGACGCATCATCATTCAGTTCTTGACAATGGTCAGATTGTCATGTGTTTGACTGAAAGCAAGAATGTTCAACTTGCGATCTTGAACGAGTTGAAACAGATCAATGAAACCATAAAGCAGCAAAAAACCCTTGCTGCAACTCCAGTGGTAACGGGTTTCCAGGGATTGCAAGGTTTCCAGGGATTCAAGCCACATAATGTTATCCATACTGGTGTCTTTTGTAATGTTTGTGGAAAACACAATATTACAGGTGTAAGATACAAATGTTTGTTCTGTAAGGACTTTGATATGTGTGAAGACTGTGAAGCAAAGACTACACTACACGATGCAACGCATTCGTTCATTAAGATTAAAGATACAAATGCTTTCAATGCAAAGTTGAACATCAATACACCCCTTTTCAATGGACTTAGATAACCATAATTCTGTCATTATCCGCCAGTGCGTAGAGTGTATTGTGGATCATATGGTTTGCATTTGGGTATACCAAAGAAAAACGTGAATATGTTAAAGTTGTTTCCATACTCACTATATTGCAAGTACATGTAATGAAGATTTCCAATAATAATCAATACAATGATGATCACATTGATTATGCGTGATAATATTTTTTGTATTTCTTCTTGTTTTGTAGTATCATCGCCTGCTGTTTTATTAAATGCAATGTCTTTTTTAATTAGTTGGTCGAATAACAACAACGTAAGGACTGGAAGTATGAAATACCATTTGGTTTTGGTCATCAGTACGAACAAGAAGTAAATAAAAATACTCTTCACAATGATGAGTCGAAGACTAGTTTTATTGTTTGAATCCAAAAGGGTAAACAAGAAGATGAATGCAATTATACCGAAGAAATGCATTATAATAACGTTGTTTTGCATAAACCGTTGAAGGTCACAGTTTAACATAACTGACATCCATCCAAAAATCAACCACAAGAACATGCTTGAAAGTGCGTTTGTTGTATCAAATGTTCCAGACAAATCAATCATTTTATATTGATAACAGAAAAATGATATTCTTATCCTTGTCTCCATGAATGTCCACAATTGATGCATCTTACAAAGATTGTACACGATTCATCAGCAGACCTTGTTTGCATTTCATAGAAAGTACACTCACGTTTCTTACATTTACTGCACTTGAACATGTTGGTCATTGCTTGCGCCTTGTTTTCATACGCGTTTTCGTATTTTTTCATCAAAGACTCTACAGCATTTCGCCATCTATCTGGAAAAACATTTTCAGGTTTCATGAATGCAAGTTCGTGAGGTAGAAATTCATTTTCCTTGATTCTTTCCACAAGGTTTGTGTTTTGTACATAAGATGTATTATCAATATTACATACAACTGATCTTGCTTTTTCAAGATATACATTAAGGAATTTTGGGTTCTTCCAAGACTTGACGTATTCTTTTTGATTTGCATAATCTATAACCCAGTTGTAAATTCCTATCTCGATATCCTTGCACACAATATCAGACAGTCCAGATTTGTCCTTGAGAATATTCACAATTTTTTCTCGATGTGCAGTCATGACTATGTTACTTGTATGATATGTGTTTCTTTTAAATACAAGATCAAATTTTTATATTATAAAATTTGAATAACCATTTAAACTGGTCAGTACATAATCAATTTAGAATGGCAAACTGCAACTATTACGAATATTATTTGTTTATAGACCCTGTCGATGTGAACGATACGGTTATTGACATTGGAAAAGAGAAGTTTATTGATGTTCTCCAAAAGTTTTCAAAGAACAATGTGAAGTATTTTCAAAAAGAGTACAAGGAATATCATTATGGTGACATTGTGTATCAAAATTATAACAATGAAGATATTAAGGTTACTAAAACAACACCGATAGAAACAGTTGCAGCTAAAGGTTGTTTGCGTATTGGTTGCATTAAGCAAAAATTAAATATCATCAATGTTCCTTCAAATGCAAACGTAGATGTGATCTATTATGTCAAGCATTTGATTTTTAGATTCACCAGTCGTATTTACTTGAATATGATTGTAAAAAAAGACATAGAAGGACACGAGAGTTTTTCAGTATTTATCAATTATAATCATGACTCAAATGTTGATATTCCCCGTGTTAATGAAAGTCTGAACAAGATTATCAAGATGGTAGTTGGGGTACCCATTTCTGAAATCTGTCATTGAACATATATGCCAGTTGTACTTTATCAACCATATTTTTCTCGGCAAACACTTCTCGCATATATTTGCTCACTTTCATACCAGGGATACAAGCTGATCCGATTATATTATTATTTGTATCTAGAAGATCATATACATCAGGTGATGATGTCTTTCGGGTCCAAAACAACTTTGAAAAAGACTGATCATCTGAGTTATCTGGATTGACTTGATTATTGACTTGATTATTGACTTGATTATTGGCTGTAGGAGGGAGTACTCGTTGTTGCAGTTGAAAACCACCACCAATTTTATCACGTTTTACTTTTTTGATCAAAGAATCATCAAAGTTAATCAGAATGTCTTTGAATTTAAGGAATAAAGGTTTGAAGTAAAGACCACGGCATGTGTATGGAATTGTATTGATATGTGACATCATATTAGATTTGATTTCATCATATGTAAAATATTTTTTAACAACAATTTTAAAAGGACATAATTCGTCTGGAATGTATTCACTATCTAGAAGATCATATACCATGTTCACTCGTTTTACCAGATTTACATCTGAAAGGTAAGCACCTTTGCACACAATAAGGTCATTGATAATGTACATCCATTTCCCATCTTTAGTTTTAACCATTTCCCCATCAAAAATTGTATCGTCGTGAACTTGCTTATTTTTCCCAAACATAAGATGATAAATAATCATGCGTGGAAGAAAGTAGCCTTGTTGTACTTTCTTGTCAACGAATATTGCAAGGTCCATATTATTGTGACGAGTCAACATCAACAAATACGGGTTTCCATTGCTTCTAAAACAGACCATATGAGGATTCTTATTGAGTATGTCTAGAGATTTTGGTTCAGAATATTTCTCATAATGTTTGGCGATGATTTTGATTCCAAATCGTTTTTCAATTCTGTCAAGTATAAACTTTTTACTTTCATCAGATCGGATGTTATAACCGGTCGTGTTACAAAAAGAAATGGCACTTACTCTCATTGAAATGTATAACAATTTATTTTCTTAAATTGCTTCAACAACCATAAAAATCAATTTTTTAACTAGTTAAGATAAACACTTTAAATTGGTGGTGCAAAATTATTCTCATCGTAATCAAAAGCAGACAAGTTCATGTAAAGCTTACCACCATTCATGTTGTTTTCGTTTTCATATTCTGAAATAATCATGACGCTTTTGTCTTGCTTAATATTGCAATCGGCTTTAATATCTTTATGCATAACATTCTGAGGGACCTTTTCAAAGTTAACGTCACAAGTAGAACTCAATGGGAGCTTGGGGTCTGTAACAGGGATCGGACACTTTGTTGTTTGTTCTATCTCTTTTTTGATATCCATTTCTCCCTCAAAATATTTATCTAGCGAAGCATCATCTGTCGACTGCGTGTCTTCAGAAAACCATGAGTCATAAATTTCTTTTTCTGTTCTGGGTTTATCGTTTTGTTCTACATTTACTGGTTTTGGGGCATTCTTATCTTTGTCAATCTCTTGTGTTTTTTTAACATCATTAACCAAACATTTGAAGTTTTCTTGCTTGCGTGTTAACATGATATTTTTTATCAAAAAATGAAAGATCAATATAATAGTAACAATCAAAAATGAATTTTTGATTCCAGTTGATAACATGTTTATTATAACATTGTAAGATATTTTTCCTTCTGAACGAAGCTCACTTTTAAGGAAAATTTGATGATGTTATTACAATTAAGTACAAGTTTTGTCAAATTATTAAAAATGCATACAGTACTTGGACCAAGGGGATATACGGTTTTAAAGTCAGAACTGGATGATGAAGAGGTGTTACATGTCAAGAAAGAGCTAACAGTTACACCTTTTGTACCAGAAGATTATCAAATTGGTAAACAACCAAGTTTTAAAGTATACCTTGAAAGTTCAAGTAAATTATATCTTCCAAAATTTTATGGTCTGACCAAGTATGGAAGGCCTACACATACCAAAATAAATGAAGGTGAAAACATCAATGTTGAGTTTCGAGGAAATCTTAGACCAGAACAAGAGGAACCTGTTTCAGTCTTCCGGGAGTGTGCATTGGATCCTTTAAAGATGGGTGGTATACTTAACATGCAATGCGCAGCTGGAAAGACAGTAATGGCAATTTATATTATTTGTATGATGAAAAAGAAAGCATTGGTAATAGTTCATAAAGATTTTCTGCTAAATCAATGGAAAGAACGAATTCAAGAGTTTGCACCTTCAGCGCGAATTGGTACAATCAAAGCTAAGACGATCGATGTTGAAGACAAAGACATTGTAATTGGTTCGTTACAAAGTCTGAGTATGAAAGAGTATGATGAAAATGTGTTCAATGGCTTCGGTATGCTGGTAGTTGACGAAGCGCATCACACTGGTGCGGAGGTTTTCAGCAAAGCTCTCCAAAAAATAAACGTTAAATACACTCTAGGACTTTCTGCAACAGTCGAAAGAAAAGACGGTTTGTCCAAGGTGTTTAAATGGTATCTAGGAAACGTGATTTACAAAAAGAAGAACAAAGGCAAAGATATAATCGATGTGCATATGCTTGAATACACGAACCAATGTAAAAACTATTGTGGAGAATTTACAATTTTTGGGAATAAGCCAAACATGTCAAAAATGATCAACAATATATGTGATTTTGAACCAAGAGTTGAATTTATTGTTCAGAAGATGCAGCAAGTGCTTGAAAATGAACCACAGAGAAGGATCCTTGTGTTGAGTGACAGAAGATCACATTTGCAAATGTTCAAAGAAATGTTGGAAAAATATAACATGTGTGATGTTGGTTTCTATTATGGCGGAATGAAACAGGATGATCTTAAGGAGAGTGAGGGACGGTCTATTATCTTAGGGACATATGCAATGATCAGCGAAGGTTTCGATGTTAAAGGCTTGGACACATTAGTATTGGCAAGCCCTAAAAGTGACGTTGTTCAATCAGTTGGTCGAATTCTTCGAACACCGAAACATGAAAGAAAGAGTGTACCCCTTGTAATCGACATTGTTGATGATTTCAGTATGTTTCCCAAACAAGCAAAAAAACGTGTCACATATTACAAATCATGCAAATATAACATTATTGACAACAACAAACCGAAGGTGAACAGTAATAAGATTATTAATATTGATGACTTTGCATTTAAAGATTAAAAATTGAAAATTATAATATTATTTTTTTTATTGCGTTAAGCACAACACGAAATCATGAAACAATTTAATTCGTTTTACAAGACAAATGATGCATTTAAGTTTGCAAGACAAAACGTAGTATATGTTGCATATGTTGGCAAGTACAATAACCAAGATTATTTCAAGTACGGAGTCAGTACTAATATCTTTCAGCGAGAATACGAACAACATCGTAAGAATTTTGATCATTTTGAGATGTGCCTTGTAAAGAAGGCATATAACATGTATCAAGCAGAGGATTATCTCGAAAAAGAGCTCAAGTTGCGAAACCTTCACCGTCATCTTGAAATTCGTGATAAAAAACAAACTGAATTATTTGTAATAAGTGAGGAGTATGATTATGATTATGTTCGTAAACTGGTGAATAGAGTTATCAGATATGCTGATAAAGAGATTCTTTATGAAATGAATATTTTAAAGAAACACATAAAAACTTTGGAGGCCGAACTAAAAAGAGTGACAGAGAGCGAATAATTATATTAATGATAATAAAATGGAAAGCGCTGACATTCTCCTGATAGCAAAGATTGTATTGTTTGCTTTTATTATTTCGTCACCATTTTATAATGTCGCTGAAGTATTTAGCTTTATGGATAATGCGTTTATCAAGATTCTGATTCTGATAATTATTGTTGGGTGTTCGTTTATTGATCTTCAACTAGCGATTATACTAGCAGTTGCATTTTTCATTTTAGTCATGTCAATGAATGCAACATATGTTAAAAAAGCGGTATCTAAAGAAACTAACAGTGTTCAATCTGATAATCGTATGTTGCCTTCGTCATCCGATATTGTAGCTTCTGCTGCTCCCTTCTATGACCCCTTAGCTGGCCCCACAGACGAAATGATTGTGACACATCCATTTGTTCCTGTTGATCAAGCTTTTGAACCTATGACACATGTATCAATGCCAGAACAAGAATATTCAGATTCAAATGGCTCCAGTGGCCCCAGTGATTCTATGGTGATGCAAAATATGTATGAATTCCCAGATGCTCGTTGTGTTGCACCAAGGTCAGAGAATGACGCTACCATGAACGATAAGGTAATTACTTATTTCTTGGACGACAAAATAAAACCATATGAAGAATTTATTGCTCAGTTAACAAGCAAAGAACTTCTAGATTCAGTAAGTAATGGTGCATACATTGATAAGTAAAAATTACTTTGGTTCAGGCCAAAATTCGCTATAACATGGCCTAGAATTGATTGGTTTTGACCGTTTTTCTATGATTACCTGCCATCTAGAATATATTACTTTTATTTCGTTTGCGTATGCATTTAAGAATGCATCGATAGCTGGTTTAGGACATCTGTTGTCATGATCCTTACTGTTTGTATAATCATCAAATATCAGTATTCCTTTGGGCTTCAAAAGCGCAAAGGCCAATACTGCGTCTTCAAGTACATGACGGGAATGGTGATTTCCATCAATGTATATAACATCAAACTTTGTTTTAAGCAACTGTGGCGTTTTTAAAATATCCGAACTTTTCCCTTTAAATAGCTTATATTTGCTTTTAAAAGGCTCCATATTATTCTGAAATGTGTTCATTATAATACCTTTTTTATCATCTTCGAAGCTATCAATGCAATACATTCTTGATTTTGGGTGTGTAAGTATATTTTGTAATAGCCACAAAGCGCTCATTCCTTCATATGATCCTATTTCAAGAGCATTAACTTGTTTCCCAACAAACCGTTTTAGTTGCTTTTGCCATACAGGAATGTTATTAGAGAACCAATCTACCGAAAACATATTTTATAATAACATGACTTAAAAAAATGAATTGTGATTTAATATCTAGATGATACTTTGTACTTAGAATTATTAACCATCATATATAACGTGAATATGATCAAAGATACAATCAAGCAAATTGTGTAGAGTGATATGTTGATAACCATATCAAACTCTGTTGTGTTTGAGTTTGCCTTTTTGTACAAGTATATAATAACAATAATAGCGTATAGTCCAAAGTAAAGACATATGAACACAGTAAATATATAAATGTTGGATATGTACAAAGCCAAACATATTACAACAATAACTGCACCAAAGAATATTAGACTTACATCTTTCAACTTGGCTCCAAACGGTTCATTATTATTATCAGCCATTTATTATTTATTATAATTTAAGATTTCTTTTTCATTTCCTGCCAATAATATTGTTCCCAAGCATAGTTGCGTCTCTTAGAGTTTGATAGAAGGATAAATATAACAAGGAGTAAATACAGAGATGCAACAACGATACATATTATAATTGCAACGTTTTGAGCTATCTTGTCTTGATAAAACATGGCGACGATAATAAAGATAAATGCCACAACAATTATTGACACATACATAATATTGGAACGCATTCTATATTCGTGACAAGAATAGTCCATAAGCATATATTCTTGTTTCAATTTCAATACCTTGGTTTTGATATTTTGACTTGCACGTTCAAGTCGTTCATGTTCTAGTGTGTTCATATTTTTAAGATAAAAATTAACATTATAGATTTCATTATAATTATTCAACTGATGTGTAAGATCCAAATATGAATCTTTATTGTTATCCAATGAAGACTTAATGGTAGAAAGGTCAACACTCATTTTATTAATTCAAAGATTTTATTTGTTACTCTTCGTAAAACTGATAATAACTTTCACAAGAAGGATTGCTGCTATTAATATACCAAGGAGTCCTGACACATAATAAACATATTGAGGGAGATTCATGAAGAGCAGAATAGCGTTAGCCAATGTCAGTATTAGAACAAGAGCCAAGGCACACCAAAATTCGATTGTTGTCCATTTGTATTCTTTGCGTTTAACTTCAATATTAAACAATACATTGCGCATAATCAACTGATTTTCTTTGATTGCTGCTTTTAACTTTTGAATATCGTTGTTTTGATTGGATACACCTCGTGACAAGTCATGAAGTTCAATAACAAGTGCTTTCATTTCTTCGTTGGCCGATGTGTCAGAATTGACGTTAATTTTATTGTTATTTGCCAAATAGACATTTAATTGATTAAATATTGTGTTAAAAGTCGAGTTTTGAGCCGCTGTAAGTTGTTGTGCAGGAGGCATTGCACTAGACATATTTACAACAGCTTTTAGTGTATAAAATACATAGTAAATCAAAGCTAACATAACAACACGTACATTGACATAGTCACCAGATGTTGCATACCATTCCATTAACGATTGCATGTATAACATGTGAACTATTGGGTAGCATGATTTCAGATAAAGATCGACCACCAATTTTTTAAAGTACAACACTTGTCCATCGTCAATGTTTGTATATATGTGTTTCACATCGATGGTATTGTTCATGCGAGAACGTAGATCGTAGTAAAATTTGCTAGTGAATGCACCGCGTTTGAAGTTTGTAAGGTCATGTGATGTAATAGATGGTGATAGTTTCAATATATCTGTCATGCTAGCCAAACATGAATCCCTGAGGGCTTTCAGTAAAGTACCTAAATGACTTATTTTCATATTGTATAAACGCATCACAGGATCGTATAATTTTTGTCTTGGGTCAGTTTCGGGAAGGTTATAGACAGCCTGACCTAGTTGTTGTTTGGCAGAATTGAAGGAATACCTCACAACGTCTTCCATGTTGTCGAACAGAAAGTTTCGAAACATAACATGATCTTTTGCCATGTTTCCCAAGTCAGTGTTTGTATTAGTAGTAGTGATTTCGACGACCATCTTTTGAAAGTCGGTGGCATTCATCGTTGAACTGTTATTAATGGCGATATACACATCATCGCCTGCAGCATTATCAGTAAAATTGAGTGTTTTAACTGGTTCAGGAAAGTTTTCCTCAACAGGGAGTTCACCTGGGAGCACAATACCTACATACTTTCTGACATCATTAGCATCCTGTCTTTGAAGTTCAACTGTAGAAACATCGGTTAAGTAAGAGGTAATATCAACAATGTTCGCAAAACCGGACTCACTAATAAGTTGAAATAAAAGGGTGTCTATGTTGTATGGTTTCCGAGTATCTGTAGATTGAAATAAATACTGGAGATCCGTTGAATAATTAACCATTTATTATCAAATTAGAAATTTATTTTTACAAACAGCATCTGTACACTATGTAATGACCTGATGTTGGGCTAGGACGCGTGATACGAATAATGTCTCCTGACTTTAGATTAAGCCACTTTGCCATTGGATCTGTTTTTAAAATAATAGGGAATTGGTGCTTGTTTTTCAATGAATACATTTCCATAATTTTTTTAACTTCCTGTGGATCTTTGATCAGTTCATGTTTAGGGATAAGTACATGTTTAGATATATTGAATTGTAACTCTTTCAACAAAAATGTTTGCATTTCAATATTCAATGCTGAAAGTTGTTTCATGTTGTTTTGAGAGATTTTGTCTTTCACAATGATGATTGTGAGTTCGTATGATGTTTCGTCTTCAAAAAATTTCTTTAGTTCCGACCATTTGAATTTGTTAGCCAAATAATAGACAAGTCTTATGTTACCGCCGACAACAATCTCAAAACCGGGTTTATTTGCCTGACTCGCTATAAACGAGTTTATTTGTCCCGCTTGAATATCTGGAACATTGATACCGCGATCACGCAGCATCTCCATAATAATGTTAAAACTTGTATATATCTTTTCCATTATGATATACGCATAAAAAATATCTTTAAATGTTTTCAATTTTTAGAGCAATTCAATTTCGTGTTCGGCTGAGAAAAATACAATACCTGTACCAGACCAATGTCCGTATTTACTGATATCATACTTTGTTTGTGTGATGTCATTCCAAAACGCCTTCATGTTATCATTCAAGTTGATATCGTCAAGGATAAGAATTCCATTGAATCCTACTTCGACTAATTTATTGATAATATCCTTTTCTTGAACTCCATCATGCGGGTCAACGTCAAGAACGATAAGATTTGCATTTTCAAGGATTTCATCATCCAGTATACAATCTTTTAGTCTATATTCGACATTAGGCATATTCTTTATTGTAAGAGAGTCTTTGTTATCAGTAATATGATCAAAAATATCGTATGTAACAATTGGACATGACGAATTGTAACCTAACGCACATGCACTGAGTCCGTAATATGTACCAATATCTACAAATTTTGAGTCTTGTGGCATTTGTGAGACAATATGTGCAATGAGTCTGTAATATTCTTGTCCAGCTGCCTTTTCAAAATATTCACAGGATTGTGTCCAAGAAACATATTTGTTAAGGTGAGAAAGATCAATATCGTTTAGAACACCAACATCAAGTGTGATTTTCATAATAAAAATTATATATTATTTGCGTCTTAAATGGTTTATCATCATGCATCAATACCATCATCTTCAATATTCTCCATAGCACTTGGTTTAAACCTCCAACCCTTCCATCCGTCAACACGATTTACTGAAACGTATTTTCCAAGAAGTTTACTTAGTGATGCTACAATGTCACGTTTCTTACCCATCTTGAAGTTTGGCAGACTATCCTTTGCCCATGACTTGAAAAGGGCAATTACATCATTCATCGTCACGAAACCAGGTTCATATTTATCCATTTCAGCTTCCACAAATTCAAGCATTACATCGTTGTTCTTTTGATACTCTTTAGTATATTTGAGTACTTCTTCAGGTTCAACAATCCCTCCTTCGATATATTTGCGATAGTATTCGATGAGCAATGTCATAAAATGTTCTTTCCAGTCTTCGAACTTTTGTGAGATTGACATGTCGATCGGGAATTCATTAGGATTTTCCGGGTTAGGGTTGTCTGTAAACTTGGACGTGAACTCAACAGCGCGCAAACGTCTCCAAGTACCACCATCATCAGAAGGGACGTTAGGTAGATGGTTACAAGTCAGAATCATCTTGAACTGTGGCTTAAATTCGATTGGTTCTTTGTAAATAAGACGTGCCATAATCTTGTCACCACCTGTCAATTCCTTCATAAGACCAATGTTTAGCTTCTCGTCTTCTGCTGGCTCTTGCAGACATGCAAAACGTTTACCCTTTGCCCTCGCAAGTTCTGATGTGGCAGCATTAGATGCTGCACGTTTTTGTGTGAGGAGTGTTACTGGGAACTTGCAACAATATTCTCCAAAAGATTGTTCAAACAAGTCAATCAGCTTACTCTTTCCGTTTGCACCTGATCCGGTCCATATATGAAATCTTTCTTCTTTGATGCTTCCATTCAAGAAACTAGACAATACAAGAAGTACATATTCCTTAATGTGTGGCTTTGTAAAAATCGTGTTAAGGAATCTTTGAATATCCCGTTGGCAAGGATGATCACGATTCATTAGCGTGTAATTAACACCCGTTGTAAGAGAAATGTAATCATCGGGTCTTCCTTCTCTGAATTCCATGACATCCAAGTCATATACTCCATTCAAAAACCCTATCAAAAAACACTTGCTATCAAGCTTTTCCTCAAACTTCTCAACATAAAACATTTCACGACATTCCTTTATGATATTGTCCTTGAACGGTGATTGTTTTAGTTTCAAAGCAATTCCGTTTAGTTTCTTGGCGATATCAAGAAGTCTTTGTTGTTCAGCTTCCACTTCTTCCTGTGCTGCTTTGTTATTGTAATTTGCTGCTGCAAGACTGTACTCTCTGACAACCTCAGTAGACAGTTTGTTCCTTAGACCGAAACCACAATCGTTATTATTCCAACGATGATTCTTGTATTCATACCAAAAGTTGTTTTTGATTGAACTGCACACAAATTCATATTTGTACATGAAATGCACAACTTTTGCAATATCATGATGAGTTTCACTAATACTTCGGTAAAGTAGATTTGACAAATCGTTTTTTTGCAGTTCCATAAAACCAGTCAAATTGTCTTGTTTTGCCCACATATATAAAGTACCAATGCTCAATCCTTCATCACGCATATATGGCCACATACGTTCACACTCGCCCTCGACAAATTTTTCTGATTTTTTACTGAAAGATATCCATTGATCAAGGAGGCGATGATCAATATTTCTCAAGCACCATCCTACACGGATCCAGTCTTGATAATTGTTAGCCCTGTTAGCATCAAGAAGATCAACGACTTTCTTGACATAATCAATGTTATCGACCGTATTCTTTTTTAAATTCTGATTAGTTTGGAAAGCTGGTCCTTCCATCTTAAGTTTCTTAGCCTTTTTGACTTTTTCTTCGTATTCTTTAAGCTCATTCATTTTTTCAATTTTTGGTTTGATAGCATCATACTTGTTGCGGATAGATAACACTTCCACATATATGGTGTCGTCAGGGTTCACATCCACATTCTCCAATACTTCTTTTTGATACTTGAATATATGTGTAATTTTGTATTTGTCACAATTTGGTTTTGAACTTCCGTATAATTGCCAATTATTCCTCTCAATGACGGCTTCGTCAACAACATCTTCTATTGAGTTTTTCAAATCCATGTCTTTGAAAATTTCAGTTAACATGGGCATTACATTCTTCCTCACAATGTATTGTACAGAAGGCGAGGTCACAACGTCTGGTATAACCACATGAATACCATCTTTTACAACCCCCTTGTCAATAACCGGATACGGCTTTTGCATGACATAAAACGTAACTGTTTCAGGGAGGTCAATGTACTCCCTCATTATACCGATATATCCATCGACTATACTCTGAATATGAGTATTTTCGAATTTCCTTTTGATATTATTGTCTGTCATTTCAAACCTGAAATCAAGATCTATAAGAAACGGTGAAATGTCACGATGCTTCTCTGTGAGGTGTAAATCATCATTGTTTGTAATCGCACTCTTGTACAGCGAAAAGAAACGCGTTTCTTCTTCAGAAGGAATATAATAAGCACCACTGGGTTTTACAATGCTGGTATGAGTGAACTCACTGCCTTTTTCGACACGAAAATTACTCAAATATCGACAAAAATCTCCCGTATTGTAGTTAATGCTTTTAAGTTCCATTCTATTATAATAACCAAACTTTTTTATATCCTTTTTTGAGGTATTTAAGGATATGCTTATCAAATTAATATACGAATAATGATCCCAAACACCGATAAACCAGGTTGTGCTTTAAGCGATGATTACTGTCTCGATCTTATCATGAACCAGTCCAAAGTTTCAAAGAAATCCGAAGCATCTGCTAATATATGCCGATTGTACAAAACATTTCAAATTTTAGAAACCACAGTTTTACATAATAAAAAAGCTTCAGACAATATCGATATGTTCTGCAAGTACTTAGAACAACGGATAAAAGATATTATTGTGTGTTTCGAAAAAGACATGTATAATAAATCAGACTGATTATTAACAATACGATATAGTTCTGCTGCCAGCGGGACTTGAACCCACGACCCCGAGCTCATAAGACTCGTGCTCTAACCAACTGAGCTATGGCAGCAGAATTATAAATAAAAATGATGTTTGAACAACTTACCCTTCTACACTTTATAATATATTTATTTTCTTATATGCTTTTATGTCTTTAAATAACCATTACATAATACGTATTAAAATGTCTATAAAATGTATAAAATGATATATGCGAGCAATTTCATTCTTACTGGTTCATTTTCAAACATTCCAGTGTATACGAATAATCTGACCGCTCCTGAATTCAGCAACATAAGTTTACAGGGTGATGTTAATGTAAACGGGAGCGTCTTTACAAACGGACGTATGGACGTAGGTAAAACAATTTACGCAACATTTCGCTTAAATTCCAACTTGTCATTTGACAATACAAACGAGATACACGGTCTTTCAAATCGTTACAATTTTGATTTCACATCGTCTGATATGAGTGGAATGTCAAACATGCAGTTGGCTGTTCCTCCATTCATGATATACAATTCAAACAACGGTCGTGTAACAGTGCCTATTAGTGGCTTGTATGCATTAGAAATGCAAGGTGTATTTCAAAATGACCCTGCTCACTCTAATGTGCAAAATGGCGTGTATTATAAGTTTTTGAATCATTCTTATTCAAATGCTAGAATGGCTGCCAGCATTACAAATGGAAGTCTTGTTTCGACGAGTCATATGGCATTCCTCCTTGCTGGCGATGTTTTTTGTCCAACATTTTTCTCAAATGACTCCAATGCTCAGCTTGTATCGACAAATGGAGAAACGTATGTAACGTTTTCTGTAGCTGCAACTGTAACACCAACTCATAGCAACTATGTACGTGTTCCAGTATAATTACACAATATCAATGTATCTTGATATATCAATAAGTGAAGATTGTGCTAAAGTTTTCAAATGCTCAAACGTATGTTGGTATTCTACAAAAGCTTTGAGAAGTTTTGCTGCTTTCTCGTAATCATGATGCACAATGAGATTCATTAGTGGTCCCTGTATCAATGTTATGTCAACTGTATTAGAAATATCTCGAAGTGTATCCATAATGTTAATTTGCTCATCAATTGGTGGAATATCCAACATATGCATACACTTTCGTGATTCTTCAATTCCATATGATCCACATAATGATGTTGAAAATGCATGAAAGAAATCAGGGTCGATATGTGTTCCATTTGATAAACATCTTATTGGCCGAACATACCTTTTACCTTTGTGTTGTACAATCAAATTACTACATTTATATTTTAACATTTGGATTTGCAAGAGATTTTTTATCATACAAAATTAACAAATGTATTGTTCTCCGTCGCATGCTAAATATGTCAAAAAAGGTACATGCTACTCAGACAATGAACTTAAAACAATCGCCGATGAAATAAACATGATAGAAAAACACAACGTGATCCCAAAACGCTCTAAGAAAACTCGTGAAAATATACAAAAATACTTTGCAAAACAATGTTCAGACAAAGAATATTGTTGGTTGAACCAACTGAGTTATACGACAAGACAAAAGTTGGAATCTGCATTTCGACCTCGCAAACCATCATCCTGGTACAAAAATAGAAAGACATGGCTTAACACTGATGATATAAACTTTGTTATGATACAATATCAACATTTGTACAAAGACTATCAATTTCTTGGTGTACACCCAATAGATTTTGCAAAACGATACAATGGATATTGCATTGGGAACAATTTATGCGATTTTAATATCACATCACAACTTGCTTCTAAAAAATACCGTTTTGGGCTTGTATTGAATCTCGACAAACACGATGAACCTGGATCTCACTGGGTGGCGTTGTATTGCAATCTAAATCCTCGCAAGAAGAATTTTGGAGTTTATTACTATGATTCCGTTGCAATGGAGCCAGGTGTAGAGGTTAAAAGTTTTATGGACAAGATATGCGCTCAGGTCAAACAAGTTTACCATCCTAAGGTTGCATCAAGGTTTTCACGGAAATATAACACTATTCAACGTCAATTTAAAAATACAGAATGTGGTATGTTTTGCCTTGTGTTTCAAACACAATGTATGAAGAATATTGATTTTGACGAAATATGTCAGAGAATGAAGTATGATGATGATGTAAACAAGATACGCGATGTTTTGTTTTCACCGCGCTAATTCTTTTCTGTGTAAATTCTAATTAATGGCACAAACACCATACGTTGTTAATTTTTATTTTGATTTTATGAAGGAATATCCATGGGAAGTTTTAATAAACACATTATTCATGTTTTTAACACCAATCCAAGACGTATTCCTTCCGCATATTTACGGTGTTGTTATAGATAATTTGCAATCAGGGACAGATATTCTTTATCCGTTTACCATTGTTCTTATAACAATGATCTTTCTTCAACTTGGATATTATTTGGAAGATTGGCACGACTCTATACTTTATCCAAAATTGCAAAGTTTTTTGCGTTCCAAAATGCTTACAACAATACTTGAAAAATATGAGAACGCATTCAAAGAACTTAATATCGGTGAAATTATTGCTGTTTTTGTAAAAGCGCCTACGACAATGACAACGTGGTTTGAACGCATCAAAAATGTTATATTACCTTTCTTCATCACGTTTTTGATTGCAGTTATATATTTCTTTACTGTTGACTGGGTTATTGGGTTGTCATTGTTAGTACTAGGATGTTTTTACATGGCAGCAATGTATTTTATTCCCAACGGATGTAGCGATGTTACATTGAAAAGGGATATTGCGTTCAATAAAGTTCATGAAGAAATCGATGACATGTTAAGAAACTTGTTCTCGATTTATGGTCAAGGACAAGAGGAAAGAGAAGTTGAAAGAACACAGAAATACGAGGACGTATATACGAGTCTGTTTAGAAAAACTGTTGGGTGTATATTCAAATACAAGTTCTGGATTACTCCTGTAGCAATAATTTACTTGTCTATATTTATATACCGTTGTTACACGTTGTTGAATGCAAAGACAATGTCTGCATCCAAGTTCATTCCTGTGTTCATTATTACACTATATCTGCTAAATTTCATGGTTTATACAAATGATCAATTTAGGGATATGGTCTTTGAATGGGGTATGATAAAATCTGCTGACGAAATATTAAAAACCTTGCCGCAACAGAATAATGCTGTAAATACTGACGTTATAGACAAACATCTTCAAGACATTCCGCAAACTGGCCTTGGACTTTTCAAAGTTGATTTTAAGTATGATCAAGGAAAACACAATGTTATAAATGATTTGAGTATTCATTTTGAAAAAGGCGACATAGTTGCAATTGTTGGAGATATAGGAAGTGGAAAATCAACTATCATGAAGTTGTTGTTGAAGTATTATGAACCTCAAAAAGGATTTGTGTATTTGCATGGAAGACCTTATTATCAGATAACAAACAAAGAGTTACGACAAGAGATTGGTTACGTGCCCCAAGTTCCAATATTATTTAATCGTAGTGTACTTGAAAACATAAAATACGGCACAAATGTTACCAGAGAAATCGTAATGGACTTTTTGGTGAAACATGATTTATTAAAGGAGTTTTCAAATCTTGAGTATGGTATCGATACCAAGATTGGTAAGAATGGGTCAATCCTCTCAGGAGGACAACGTCAGCTTGTATGGTGTATCCGTGTATTCTTAAGTAATCCTGAGGTATTGATCTTAGACGAACCTACTGCATCGGTTGATGTAAAAACTAAAGATCTCCTGATAAGTATCTTAGAAAAACTGATGCAAGATAGAATTGTCATTATGATAACACATGACGAATACCTTATGGCAAAGGCTTCAAGAATAGTTGAGATGAAAGCTGGCAAGATCATCGCTGACAATTATATAAGGCAGAACAATGAAAACTAATTCAACGATGATTTCTTTACTTTCAAAACCTACTCAAAGATACCGTGTTACTGTTCGAGCTCAAGCAAAGCATCAAAATATCCACAATGACCTTAATCTGAAAGCTCTCGAGAAGAACCCTAACCATAAAGCATATGCCTATCATATTGCGAATCCCAATGTCCCTGTTGTAATTGGTATTGGACCCGCAGGGTGTGGAAAGACATTGATCTCATGTGCGCATGCAATTAATCGTCTTGTAAACAAAGAAATCAACAAAGTTGTCATTACCCGTCCTGCTGTATCGATGGATGAGAGTCATGGTTATTTGCCAGGAGATATTGAAAGCAAGATGATGCCATGGTTGATTCCCATTTATGATTGTTTTAAACAATACGTATCAGTACAACGACTTCGTGAATATATTCAAAACGAAGATATTGAAATTTGTCCTATGTCGTTTATCAGGGGGCGAACATTTAATAATAGCTGGATCATCGCTGATGAAGTGCAAAATTCAACGGTCAATCAAATGAAGACACTTCTGACACGTATTGGTAATGATTCTAAAATGATCCTTACAGGTGATCTGCAACAATGTGACCTCAAAGAAACAAACGGTCTTGAAGATTTTCTAAAACGTCATGAGTATTATAGAAACGATACCGAGATTAACAGCGATAACAAAGATGAAATGATAAAAATTGTGAAGTTTGAAGAACATGATATTATGCGGAGTGAGATTGTAAAATATGTACTAGATATCTACAAGTATTAAAAAAAATATATAATGAAATAATATAAAAGAATGATTGTTAAAATCCTTGCTGAACTTGTCGGTACTTTTTTCTTCTTAAGTGTTATTCTCGCAACTGGTGAGGCTGTTCCGATTGGTATAGCCCTTGCAGCCGCAATATTTATGACCGCCAAGATGTCTGGTGGACATCTTAACCCTGCTGTAAGTACCATGATGTTTGCAAAGGGCAATATCGATGCTTCAACTTATATTGCTTACGTTATAGCACAAATAATTGGAGGTCTTCTAGCTTTGTTCTTCTTCAGCATGGGTGGTAGTAACTAGACTACTATCTACATTTTACCAAATATGTTTTGATATTTTCGTTTTTGTTTGAAGCTTGTAAATACAATCTCCAATCGGTGATCCATATTTTGAAAATCATATGGGTTACCAAACTTATCAAAGAATGTGATATGCAATTTGACTAAACGCGCCAATGGTGGGTTAAATTTCTTGATAATATCAGGATCTTCTGATATATTCAATTTTGTGTATACATTGGGTATAATTGCAAACGATTTGTTCAAAGGTTTGGTATTTGATTTGTTGTTATCAAACTGATCTATACACATAACAATATAATTATTAAACTGCATGTTGCAACGAAACGGAGCAACAATAATGTTAGAATTACTTGAGACTGCAACACTTGAATAATTTGCTGAACTGAAACCAAGTAAAGAATCCAATGCATTTTTCTTACCTTCAAACTTCAACACAAACGGAGATGATCCAGTGAAAGTAAACTTTTCAGTGACTGGTGAATAAGATACATTAAAGTGTACGTCTTCTTCATTAGTGTCCAAAGCGGTATGTATTACATTTGCAAGCTCTGATGGAGTGTATATTCCTTGCGGTAATACAAATTCATTTTCAACAGAGTTAATTTCAACCCACAACTTGTAAAAATGTGAGTTTATGACGTATGAAGCCATTGGGACATCTGCTGCAATAAGTTTTGCTGAAATCACATCATCAATGTCGTCATCAAACGTAAAATAGTAATCATTTGGGTTGGGATATTGTGACTTATCACGATAGAAGCTGTCTATGATAACACGTGTCTTTCTTTCGTTCTCTAACACACTCTCAGGTGGCATAATAATCGCATGTTTGTTGAGTTCTTCTGGTGTCATCACATCAAGAATACTTTGTTGCTGCGTGTACATCTTTGTTAATAATATTGTAAGTAAATTTAAATAACAAATGAACACATTTTTTACTAAGGAAAATCTTTTATTTGTCATAGGTGTTTTCAACGAATACATGCAAGATACATTTGGTTTGAAACTTGATAAACTAGAAGATGTAAATACTACCCGTAAAACAATTTTTGGGTTCATGTCTGATGTAAACCAAGATACTATAGGAAGGAACATAGGTATTGAACAAAAAAACATAATGGTGCTTGCAAAAACAAAACAATATTACATGAAAACATTTCAAATCTCAGAAAAGGGCAACAAGAAACCAAACATTCAAAATTTGTCACGTGATAAAGATGTGTTTGGTAACAGACAAGTCATTATGAACGACAAACGTCCCGAGATCGATCCATATACTAGACGTGCAGAAGTAAACGATAATATGGAACGGTTGATGTTAAGCAAGTATCAAGAAGATCGCGATGAAGAGGTTGGCTTAAAACGTGTCATTCCAGATACAAGGATTGTTGCCCCCCTTGACAAAGACATACCTGATCCAGAAGACGAATTTCAGAAAAAAGTCCGTGCTCTTGAGGACGAGAGACGGACACCTCCAGCTGCGACTTTGGAGATACTAGATGCCCCTTCTCAACGCATGCAAGTAGAGAAAGAAAGGAACTTGGCTAATGATTTAGCGTTGCATGATCCCAAGGCATTGTTTCAAATGCAGGGCCCTGAATTTGTACCAAACACTACAGATGACATCCTCAACAGCAGAAACGATGTATTAATTCCTCGAACAATCCAAAAACGTATTATCCCAAAATACTTGTCAATCAATAGTTTTGACCGCAAGTGGATCACTGATACTTTGCGATACAAGTATACCGTTAACTTTCAAAACACAAACAACGATCTTATGAATAAATATCGCAACATTGAGTCAATTGCAGTGTCACGTGTGATTATTCCAGAAGAGGTTTATAGCAATAATAGTGTTATAAACCGTGAAAAAACATCTTTTGTCCATGAATTTAGTTTTTCTTACCCTTATTTAATTCTAACAATTGATGAACTTGGTGATGTGTACGATGGAACGAATCAGAACTCACGGAAGGCATTCGCTAAACTTGTATATCACAGAAACTATAAGGCTCCAAACGGGAGAGGATACATTGTTCTGAAACCCATTCAAGATGAAAAGAAAATATTCTACCCAAGTCTTTTATCAGCGTTGCCAAAAATGTCAATAAGTATTCTAAAACCAAATGGTGAACTTCTTAATAAGAGTGCAGATTCTTACAAGTTGTTCAAAGTAGAGTACGAAAGTTTCAACGCACAATATCTAAAGATTGTAACAGACTTTTATTTTGATAAAAATGAATTTTACGTAGGAGATCTGATTAACTTTACTGGTTTTCTAATTACATCAACGACAAATTCTCAAGATGCTCGTGATATTAACGATTATATAAATAGAGACGAAGGTCATGAAATCAAACAAATGGGATCTCCCAATGATAGCGGCTTCTTTAGGACATTTTATATAGAAGCTCCTGGTGTATTTGACAAGCAATGTGGGCGTTACCTGGTGACAATGTCTCAAATCAATGTGCTTAATGCATACAATACAAATATAGATTGGTCCAACTACACTACAACAAACGGTTTTATTATTAATAGCTCTTTACAAAACACGCTTTCAATGAAACTCGAAGTTGTTGTGGACGAGGCAACAATCATCAATTCACAAATTTTATAACACGCTTGTTGCCATCCTGTGTAATATTTCCAACTTTAACTACCTTGCCACTTTCTAAATAAATATTATAATCATATACTTCATTTGTTCCTTCTTTTATAACAAAGTTACCTTTTTTGGTTTTCAACAATTGACCCTTCCATTCTTTTTGCTCGATACCTTTCTCAAACGAGATATCTTGTTCCTCAAGATTAATATCAAATGTTGGGAAGAATTTGTTTTCGTCCATATTCACCGGGAATGCGAAACATTTGATTCCGTGGTGTTTGGCATTGAGTGCACAATCAACTGATGCACGTTTCAGCAAGTCTTGTAATCCATCGATTATCTTCTTCTTTTTCTTTGCTATACTAAACAAATGTTCATCTGAAGTCATGCTATGATCCTGTGTACGGATTGTAAACGACGATTCTTTTTGTTCTTTTGTGAAAGAACTTATGTATATAAACACCTTTACGTTTCGTTCATCTTCAGGTAATGCCACATGCGAGCATGTTCTTATCGCACGGCCTATTACCTGGTCAATACGAATGTGATTCCAGTAGGGTTCAAGTATATGCACTTGTCTTGTGTTCTTTAAAGAAATACCTTCGGCACCGCTTTGTGTAATCATGAAAACTTTAATGATATCTCCATGCAAGTTATCGCGTCCTTTCAGTTTATTTAATATTTTTGATGGCAAACCTTCAAACTCGTTGTTATATATCTTGAGTAAAATCTTGCTTTCATCGTTGTTGCCTGTAAAACTTGCAAACATGGGCTTGCCAATATCTTTTTCATCTACATCGAGGTCCCATTCATCATTTTCATATTTGACTTTGAGTTCTTTCCACCCATTAGTTTCAAGAGCCATTCCAAGAATTCCAAGACCTTCAACCTTCCTGAACTGCGAGTATACCAAAACATTACCTTTTGATTTTAGAATACGCTCGACAGCTGCATGGAACTTTGGAGATAGTTTGGCTAAAACGTCTTGGCTTAGATATTTTTGTTTGTTTTCTTTTAATTTTTTTAGACATTCTTCGAGTAATACATGGTAGTTTTCTAGCTTTTTTCGTTTCAACTGCTTTTGATTAACGATATCTTCATCAAAATCAGACACAACTTTGGGTTTTCTTCCACGTTTGACTGGTTGATCTTGGTCTTGTTGAGCATCTTTGGGTTTTCTCCCACGCTTAACCGGTTCTGTGACTTCTTTTGCATCGTCGGCGGCTTTGGGCTTGCGGCCTCGTTTAACTTTCACAATTTCGTCTTCACCCTGTCCTCCCTCTTGTTCTGTTGCTTTAGGATTATCTACATCGTCGAGAGCTTCTAGAACATCATCGTCATCGCCGATCTCATCTTTCATATCAGAAAGTTTGCTAGGGAAAGGCCGTTTAATTTCTTCTGGAAACACGAAATTACATATAGCACGTGAAAAAAATCGGTAAACCTGTCCCGATGATGAGAAAAGACCGTTGTCAGCACCACGTTTCTTTTTGTTGGATGATTTTTCTTTCTTCCGTTCATCACTTCTTGCCTTTTCATAAGTATTAAACTGATGTGTATTCATTTCAGCATTAACTTCTTCAACTTCCCATGAAGGAAACAACTCAGGTGAGAAAGTGTTATAATATGAAACTGTACCTAATACTCTGCGCATAAACAATGTTGGATTCCTAATAGATCCAGCTTCTTCATTTATAAACAAATTATTGAAATCATCTTTTTTCTCGGGCAGCGTAGATGTTTGTTTTGTTGTTATTTTCTTGGCAAATTCAACGTGGTGTTCTTTCTTCATTGTTTCAATAAGACGTTCTAATATAGTCTCGTGTGAGATGATGTCCGAATTGTAACGTGCTATCTTGGATTTTTGTCTGTCAACAACATGGAAACCTTCAGGGACTAGATACACTGTGACTTTGCGCGAGCTGACATCAATAGTAAAATCATCAACATATGTATTTGCCAGTAACGTATTTTCTATTACTTCACGGTTAAAGCTTGAGTTCTTGTTTGCTTTCAACTCATAGTAGTTCAGAGGTCCAGTTATTAAATTTACAATGTAAGCTATCTCGAATGGATAATTGATTATTGGTGTACCTGAAAGAAGAATAATCTTGCAATGTTTCGCGCGCATTAATAATTTATACATTGCACTACCTATCAAACGCCCGTTGGCAATTCGGGATACCAAATTATGGATTTCATCAATAATTATAGCTTTGTTGTCGAATGGATTTTTTCCGTCTTGAATCAATTTGTTTATAGTTTTTCTTTGAAGGCCATTATAGTTCAAGAAATTGTATCTCTGTTCAATAATATCTTCGATTTGTGCATCGATCTGACTTTTGGATGATGCAGGAAGTGTATTGTAGTTTGGTGTTCCATTAGGCAGAGGAATCCACACACCTTTATGTTTTTTTACCAGTACAGGTGATACTTTCAAAGCTTTTTGTGCTTTTTTTATTTGACTTTCGTTGTCAACGAACACCCATTCTTGACGCAGATTGTAAAAGTTACAGCCACATTTTTTAATTTCGTTCATATAGTTACTTCTAAGGGATGCAGGTAGCATCACCATCACATCAGTATGATTCATCAACATTTCCGCTGCAGCAATTGATGAGCATGTCTTACCACTGCCCAAACCGTGGTACACTAAAAGACCTCTGTAAGGACTTGCAAATTGTATGTAATCTTTTATAAAGTCTTGGTGTGGAAACAAAGACATTGAATTGACTTTGATTGACATTGGACACGATTCGCCTTCTTCACATTCATGACAATATGGATACAATTTCTTATTTTTGTATTTAAAAGTAGTATCAATCCAATTGCTGAACTTTACACGATTTGGAAGCACCCAAGATTCTGGATGAACGCCAACATTGTAATTATGATCAATTGATGTTTCAAGTGTCGTATCAAATGAATCATTTTCAGAAGTTGCTTTTTTACGCATGGTTCTTTATCATAACAGCAGAAACATTTTCATTTATTTGTTTTTCTTTGCCTTTGTAATTTTCTTGCCCTTACCCCCATGAGAAGATACCCCATGAGAAGATACCCCATGAGAAGATACTACAGATACTACAGTACCTGTAGTATCTGTAGCTTGATGTGAAGTATAATTCTCTGAATATTTGTCTGGAACTGAAGTTCCATATATATTTTTATATTCATCGGATACAACTGTCCAAAGGTTATATTTATCGTTACCACTTATACTAGTATATATATCTACAAGCGCATTCATGATTTTATCAGTATATATTGGTTCTTTGTAATATTTTTTGTAATATTCTTCGTTACATATATCATGGTTATGTGCAAGAACCAATGCAATTCGTATATTCTTACGCAGCTTTTTAAGGTTTTCAAGGTTTTCAAGGTTTTCAATATTGATTAAATTTGTATTTTCTGTAATTTGTGTTTTCCCCGTGATCATACAATTTAAATCATATATATGTTTGTCTTCAATATCGTCTTTATCTATAGGTTCGCCATCATTAAATAATTTGAGTTCCGCTGGTGTGGTAGATAAAATATGTGCTACTCCTAACTCGTTTACGATCACATTTGTAATTTCTGTACTCATATTACTTTATTATCTTATAATAAATAACCATAATGTTAAATTATTTAGGTATATCAAAACCAAGAAAGATTGTTCCCTTAGATGATACTAGTGAGGATCTTAGTGAGGATCTTAGTGAGGATCTTAGTAATCATAAAATGTTAATTACAAATAATGATGTTAAATCTACAGTTTTTATTATGATAGAAGGTGTTGGTACTCAAACTGAAGATACATGTAGAGTTATTTTAAATATAACGCAAAATGACAATCTGATGTACATGTTTAATGAAGTAAATTATGATAGTAAAAATGTAGTATTTGATGCAATTAGAGCGGTTAGTGACTTACGTGAACTAAAAACCACGGGTCAATTAAACAATCTTGGAATATTTGGAAGAAAAGAACGTCTGAATAAGCTAACAAATACTATTAAAAACCATCTTAAAAATAGTGACTTTCAACGCGTCATTGTAGTTGGTACATCACATGGATCTCTTCTTGTGCATGGTGCGATTTTAAAAATTAAAATGGATCTAAGTTGTGATGAATTTATAAATAAATTACGAGTATGGACATTAGGGTCACCAAGATATTTACCTCAGAAATTGTTGTCACTCTTGCCTGCCTTGTCACCACCTGAACCACGAATATTAAACTTTTATAACACATTGGATCCAATTGTACGCAAACTTTTCGTTGTAAGAGGTTTATTAACATCTTTTCAAGTTCCAAATTTAGAAAAAATACATAAAAGTAGTAGTAAATGGATAAATTGTGCTGAAGATAAATCAATACAAGATCAAGCGAAATATATTTATAACAATGGGATTGTGTACTTGAAAGATATTGAAAAATATTCTAGTAGTGTTAATAAGGAGTTGAAAAAATGGGATAATGTTTCAAAATATCATGCATCATATTTCAACTTTTTCCCGTTGATGGACATTAATCTTATGTACGCAATGCAATTTTCGAATTTAAATTCCGAATTTCTATTTATATATAAACGTAAGTTAACCAATTGTGTTAAAAGTGGTGGAAGTAAATCAAAAGAAACAATATATCTCTGTGCAAACAAGAAGAAATATATTGTGAAAAAAGACAAATCCGGAAAGTATATTACAATTGAAAACGTTAAAGTTCATTTGAGTGAAATCAAAGGTAAATACCGCTATGTCAAATAACATCTTTAATAAATTAAATGAGTGATCAGGATTATGTTCGGTACTTGTTTCTTCGATCAAAATTATTTTATGGTAAAGAGAAATTTTGTAATGCACCAGATGTTATAAAGACCATGATTGAGACAGCGGATACTAAAAATAACAAGCGGATATTATCTTTTTCAGTTTTGACGATCTTAATTATAGCTGGAACAATTTGTGTGTATTTTAGTTGGCGAAGCAACTCTTTGTTGGGTTGGTCAAAACCATGGAAGATATTCTTTGCATGCGGTGCTTTTTTATTTCCTTACTTTTATGTTGCCATACACGTATTTGGTAAACTAGATATGATTCATTATATCAATACCAAATGCAAATTAAAATAACATTACTTAACAACATGTTAGTACATCAGATGTAATGTCTGTTGTTTTAAAAATAGATAATCGTGAAAGGTATGCTAAAGACATATTCACAGTACCCGCGGTTTATGAGAATCTTGAATATGGTGATTTTGTCTTTGAGATCAATGATCAGGTACACGTGGTCATAGAACGCAAGACTCTTCCAGATTTGGCGGCTTCTATTAAGGACGGACGTTACACAAATCAAAAGAAATCTCTTCTAGACAAATACGATCCATCAAAAATATATTATATCATTGAGGGAACTGTGAATTATTGTGAACAAGGCATTAATATTTCAGGAATATCGTATTCTGCTTTACTGAGTGCAATCATCAATACTTCTGTACGCGATAAGATACATGTGTTTGTTACCAAGAATACATTAGAGACTTGCGGGCTGATTGAAATGTTATACAACCGTATGTCTAAAGACCCACAAAAGTATTCGTGCAATTGCACTGTTTTATCAAAAGATGATGTTATTCGGAAAGAGAAAGTGACATCGCCTAAGGATTGTCTTATTGCTCAACTTTGTCAAGTTCCAGGAGTATCGAATAAAACTGCACAAACGATTGCGTCGTCGTATAATAACATTGCCGAGTTTGTACAGGAAATTGTACTTAAACGCGACGAGACGTTTACAAATATGAAGATTGAAAGTTCATCAGGGAAATTAAGGGCAATTTCATCAAGCGCCGTGAAAAACATACTTGAGTATATGGCGTGAGAAAATTGATTTAAATAATTTTTGTACAACTTACCATATAGTAATTGTTAATCATGTCTGACATTCAAGAGGAACTCCCTTACAATCCAAGCAACACATTGATAAACATAGATGATGTCAAATCGATTTTAGCATCACAGGGGATGCAAATAAACGTGAAGGATATTAACATTTTCAGGAAAGCATTTGTTCATAAATCTTATTGTACACGAAAGAACGAAAACTTCATTACCGGGAACGTGAATTGTCCACCCAATTGTCTTCCGCTTCAAGAGGAATCCAACGAGCGCTATGAGTTTCTAGGTGATGCAATCTTAAACATGACAATTGCCGAATATCTTTTTGAAAGATATCCTTCCGAAAATGAAGGATTCCTTACACGTATGCGTACAAAGCTCGTTAATGGAAAGATGCTGGCACATCTTAGCGAGCTGGTTGGCTTGAGTAAGTATATCATCATGTCAAAGCAAATTGAAGACGGAGATGGACGAAACAACCTAAACATTTTAGAAGATGCATTTGAATCATTCATCTCGGCGATTTACTTCGATCAAGGTATTGACTTTGCAAAGGAATGGATTATCAGTGTAATTGAAGGAAATCTAGATTTTTCAGAGCTTGTAAAAATGAACAATAACTATAAAGATATCCTTCTGAAGTACTTCCAACAGAATCATGGGTATATGCCAAAGTTTTTTGAGATTGATATTACATCTGATGGAAGGACAAAAACATTCAAACTGTGTTTGAAAGACAACAAAGACTCCATTATCAGTTATGGTCAGGGAAAAACAAAGAAAGAAGCAGAAAATGATGCAGCAAAAAAAGCTATTATGCAATATTGCCCCGAATACATGAATCAATGAAATACTAAAGTATACTAATTGTATGGTGGTATTTCTGGTAGAATTGAACCTACTTTGGTTTTTGAAGCATCTTGAAGTAATGTACCAATCAATGATGTTTGATCAACTGTTGGTTGGTATTCATTTTTTTCAAGGGGCGTACAGACTGGAGGGAAAGCTGTGGGAATTTGCCATTTGAACTCTGGAAACAAAACCATATTTTCATCGGCATTCAGATATTTACGATTCCTCCTGCACACATTCTTCATATGATCCATATTCCTGTTATATACAAGTTCCGCCAACAATTGTTTATCCATAGTCTGCAAGCGTTTTTCGAGTGCATTTTTATCTAGATTCTTGATGTCACATTCGTCATCTTTCATAATTGTATCAATCACTTTTGATGAATTTAGATATTCACTATCATTTTCTTTTTGGTACAAACTCTCAAACTTCTTGATTATTTCTTGGTTTGGTTTAGAATCTGGTGACAATCCCATTTGTTTTTTCTCTGACTCGGTATATTGTTCTTTGTCGTTAGAATTTGTTTTTGAAGATTTCTTCAGAAGGTCAAGTGTCAATTCTACGGAAGGCTCTTCGGTTTTACTGTTATCTTTGGTTTGTGGTTTGTACAATTTGGATAAAGTAGACCCCAAAGGTTCATCATTTTGTTTCTTGCCAACCGAATAAACACCTGTCAAGGATGCATTCTCAACATCTTTTTCAAATGATCTTTGGAAACTCAAATAACTTCGGATGAATTTTCTTAACATTTCATCGTCAAGGTTGAATTCAACATAACGTCGTTTCAAGAATCGCAACGTATCTTCATCAATCGGTTGTTTAGCCTCTTCTTCGTAAATCGCTGATATAACAAAAGCTAATTGTCTATCTGTAACACCACTGAGTGTATCAGCGTATGCTTGATTAGTTTGCATCTTCTCTAAACGTCTGTACTCATCGGATGATATGAGTAGTTGTGTCAACTTATCCAAACTAAAATCTTTATCGGTTTTTACTTTTTTAGAATAGTATTTTAGCTCTGTTGTATCAGGGTTTCTGTCTAGGATTTTGTTGAACACTAGGATTACATCATCTTCAGTTCCAAAAACAGGATCCTTAGGATTATATCCATCGGAATACTTTGATGATTTTGACTCATAGAATGTTCTTCCCAAAACATCATCGTTTCCTGCAATGATTTCGTTCATTTCTTTCACACTAATTTTTCGTGACTTTATATAGTCTGAATAGAGTTCCAATTCTTTTCTAGACGGTTCCCTCTTGAAGTTTGCTTGGAATAAATCACGTAAAAGTTGCAAGTTGTATTCTATATCTTTTGATTCTATAATTGCGTTAGGATCGTATTTAGAAGGTACCCTTGCAACCGACGATGCCGACGATGCCGACGATGCCGACGATGACGACGATGAATTGAGGGTTGATGGAGATTGTGAAGGTGCAAGTGAACGCGTCATCAATACATTTGGCGATGGTGATAGTGAAGGTGATAGTGAAGGTGATAGTGTTGGAGAAAGTAGAGATACAGGTGTCCTTGCTGATGGTGCAGGACCCTGAAAATGCTCAATAGGTCTTGAATGTTTGTTGACAAACATAAAATATACAGATGCTATAATAACGAACAGTAAGAAAATGACGCGTGACACGGTTTGTAAATCCATGTTGCGGAAATCCATCTTATTACTTAATAAAAACAAAATTATAAATATCCAGAATCTAATTCTTTGCCGTCATGAACCTTGCCCCAATACCCATGGTTTGAATCTCGTGGAACAAGAGCTTGCATGCATATGGGATACGGATCTCTGCAAAATCTGTGTTATTCTTGCATGACTTGCACTGAAAGATATTTTTGTCTGGATTGACATTTGCAATCAAACCACAACTTTTACACACAAAGACTCTGTAATTGTCACTGCATTCCATGAATCGTTCTTTGAGGAACTGTTGTGTACCATGAGCCCAGTTACATTCAATTTCCATCTCACCAAGACGAAGACCACCATCACGAGCTCTTCCTTCTGCGGGTTGGCGGGTGAGCAGAACAATCGGACCATTTTGAGCACGCGAATGTTGCTTGTCTACAGTCATATGCTTCAACCTTTGATAGTATGTAGGTCCAATAAATATTTCGGTAGCCATTTGTTCGCCTGTACGGCTATTATACAAAATCTCATTCCCATATCTTTCCATACCACATTCTTCTAGAACTTGAGCAATGTCTTCAACAGAAAGGTCTGTGAATGGTGTAGAATCTCCATATGTACCTTTTGCGACACATGCTTTACCCATAATACATTCCATCAACTGACCCATCGTCATACGACTAGGGATAGCATGTGGGTTCATGATGATATCTGGTGAAATACCGTCTTTGGTAAACGGCATGTCTTCTTGATTGTACAACATACCGCATGTACCTTTTTGTGCTGATCTTGATGCAAACTTGTCTCCAATTGTTGGAGTACGTACGCTTCGGATCCTCACCTTACAGAAGTTGTATCCGTCACCATTGACGTTGGTGAAATAACGGTCATTGTAGCAGTTCTTATCAATGAAGCCCTTTTCGTTATTTTTCAGAGGAATGCTGTTGTCTTTGTAAGTAATGGAATTTCCATTTTTACATGGCATACACTTTCCAATGATAACATCACCCGAGCAGACATAAGTGTTCTCGGGAACAAATCCATCAGAATTTAACTTGTCGTAGTTGTAAGGCTTGTTTGTCCGTGTCTGTTCGTTGGGAAGTGTAAAGAATTCTTCTTCGCCGTTACTATGGTTTTTGTTGTTTTGCTCTTTGTAAGTGCGGAAATATGTCGATTGAAATAGCCCTCTGTCAACAGCAGATTTGTTCATGATAATCGAGTCTTCCTGATTAAATCCCGTGTATGTTGCAATTGCTACAATAGCATTGATACCACAAGGGAGACTATCTTTATTTACATACGAAGAGACCTTAGTCCTTACAAGTGGTTTCTGCGGATAGTCGAGAACATGCCCCATTGTATCAAACCTTTGACGGAAATTTGACGTGTATACACCGAGCGCTTGTTTTGCCATACTGCTCTGATATGCAACACGTGGAGCTTGATTGTGATCAGAAAACGGAATGCAACTTGCTATAGCTCCAAGGATTAAAGAAGGATGAATTTCAATGTGTGTATATTTTACAGGCAGCGAAGATCCCTTGCAACCTTTGAATATATCCTTGTAATTCATCGCAACCATAAGTGAGTTTGCTTCTTCAACATCAAGATATTCGATAATCCCAGCATGCATCATATCATTCCAATCCATGTCTTTAGTTGTTGTCTTGATGCCGACATTGTTGTCTGATTCTCTATAAATTGCGTACAATGGACGCACACATCTCCCACCTTCGGTACACACACGAAGCTCGTTATCCTGAATATTCCAAACAACACTGGTATAAGGATTGATTGCACCGTCCCTCTTTAGTTTGATAAGCTCGTTGTACAACTTACTAGGCTCTTCATGAATACCAATGATATCGCCATTTACAACGATCTTTGTCTTTTTATGAAACATATTCACATTTTTTGAGTTGAACAGTACTGTTCCAAGTGTATTGATTATTTCTCTCACGTTTGTCGAATTTGATGCAATCGTAATGCTTGCAGCAACAGCAAGGTTCTTTACAAGACCTACAGATGCACCTTCCGGAGTTTCTGCAGGGCAAATAATACCCCATTGTGTAGGATGAAGCTTACGTGGTTGAACAAGTTTTCCTGATTTTTCGATTGGAGTGTTAATGCGACGAAGATGACTAATTTTACTGTTATAAGTAAGACGATTCAATACTTGTGCAACACCTTGCTTGTTCTTGTTACTTTTAATACCCCAGTTTCCTGTTGCTAGCGCATAACGCATTCCGCTATCAATAATCGTAGATTTGATAATCTTGGAAATATTGACTTTGTTGATTACGTTGATGAACTTATTAGTTGCCTTCCATCCACCACTATTGATCTCTTTTTGTACCATATTCTTCATGTCTTTGATAACTTTTCCGTAGTATTGTCGGAATAAATTGGCCATCAATACACCAGGTGTATCTACTTTCTTATTGATGTAAGAATCACGGTCATCAAAGTCTTTCAACCCAAGGAAGCATTTGATGAGTTTATTGACCATATATCCAAGATAAATCGCTTTCTTGTGAAAATCTTTACCGACATGAGGCAAAAACTCCTTTTCAAGAACCATTCTCACTATGTTATTACGTTGGTGCTTGTTTGTGAGAACTTCTTTAGGATATCCTGTAATATTTAGATATTTTGCAAGATACTCGATAGCATCTTTTGGACAGTTAATAGTGTTTGCTTCCTCAACACATCCAATAAGCTCGTTGACAATAAGTTTGTTTACTGTGTCATCAATATCATACACAATATATTCCATAACTTCTTTGTCGTTGTTAAGACCCAATGCTTTAAAGAGAATAAACAAGGGAATATCGTTTTTTACATGATGGATGTTTGCACGAATATATCGACCGAACTGATTGCCTTTTGCTGACAACTTAAGAGTCGTGATTTTTGGAACACCTAGTTTGTTTTCTTGCACACTACGGATCTCTGCAACATGTGAGAATGTTGAAATCTTGTTGTTCAAGAATACATACGTCTTGTTCTCCGAAATCCTGTCTTGACTTATCACAACTTTTTCATTGCCATTCACTACAAAATAACCACCAAAATCATACTTGCATTCATTGCCTGCATCAGGTCCAATGTGAACATTCTTAACAACACAATAATTAGATTTTACCATAATAGGAATCTTTCCCAAAATAACACCAGTAAAGTTCTTTTGTTCAATAGAGTAAGATCCCATGTTTTCACCTTCAATTATTAACGTTTTTGCAGTGATTTCAACGTCAACACTCAATTGAGCACTATATGTAAAGTTCCTCAACCTCGCATCATTGGGTGTCATAATTTTGGTGCTTCCATCCTTTTCGTATATCAGGGGTTTACCTAGAACCGGATTTTTAATCTCGATAGTCATGATATACCTGAATTTATCTTGATCGGGATCATATTGATGTTGTATCTCGATAGGATTAAACCCTTCGAGGATCTGATCAAGCTTGCGAAGGATAAAGTCATTGAATGATTCAATCTGGTGTTTCACAAGTTGATATCCTCGGTTATATTCAAAAAAACGGTCAATCACCTCCCATGTAAACTCACCAAAGTTATCAATGGGTACAATGGTTGGCAGATTCATTTTAACAACTGTATGAAGATGTATACAATATCTTTAAATCAAGGTTGTATCAATTTTTTTTTTCAAATCAAACTTGCACAATGGACACGTTGTATTCTTTTCACACCATTTTGAAATACATGTTGTGCAAAACTTGTGTCCACATATTAACATTCTTACTTCCTTCAAATCGTTAAAATGTTCATAACATACACTGCATATATCATCACAATTTGATTCTACAACAGTACTAACACTATCAATATCAATGCCTATTTCTATGTTGAAACACATTCGTTGCACCATTGGTATATGTACACGTCGTGTATGTGTACGTGGTGTTTGGTGTATGTACCTTCGAATTGGTGGTGAATGATGTTCAACAAGAAATCTATTTATATTATTACCAGGACTTAGTTGATTATTAGATTGTATATAAGACTCTAATATGTTGTCATCACCGTCATCGCCTAAACCATCTTGATAATGTGAAAATATCACACACCGTTGAAGATGATTGTTGTAACGTAATTCGCCAACACTTTGGCCACAATATCTACATAGAATAGTACTCATTATAGTTAGACAACAATAAATATAAGAGATATATTGTCGGTTGATCCTCTTTTTCTTGCTAAGTCTGTTACTTCATTACATACTTTAGTCATTATCTTATGTGGATCATACGAAAGATTTTCTGTGATGACTTGATGTGATACATTTACTACATCTTGGTCACTCATTGTATCCCATATACCATCCGAAGCCATAAATATTGCCCGAATATCTTGTGTAATATTAACATGAAATAGATCTGGTTTCCACGTTACCCAAGGAGAGAGATAGAGATCACCGAAGCTACGAGACACAGCCAAATTTCCACCAACTCTCCATGTACCATATGGATCTTGTGAAATAAATCCATTTGCATCACGAATCCTTTTCTCTTCCTCATGATCATTCGGTTTGTGATCTTTTGTAAGTTTCTTAGCAACATATCTTGAGTTATCAAAGTATTTAAGGATTGCACGACAATCACCTGCGTTGGCAGCCCATATATCAGTTGGAGATTTTATAATAACAAGGGCAGTACTTCCTGTATGCATACCAAATGTTGTATTAACACCCTCAGCTACATCGGCAAATGTCTTGTAAATAGATCCTGGTATATTCGGATACATAATCTTCACGTTTTCGAGTAATGTTTTCCTCATCGTATTTTTTAAATATATAGCAACTTTGTCTCCGCCATGGCCGTCAAAAACTGCGTAATAATCTAAATTTTTAAAAAAATGTTCTGCAATGTCTACCATATCTTCCATATATTCTCTGTGCCCTTGGTCTTGCAAGAGTACATACATTTACTTGAAAAGATAAAAAACTTTTGAAAAAACTTATGTAATTTTAATATAAATGACCAAGGTATCAAAAAATGAACTAAACGACCTCAGAGAAGTGCAATCTGGTGGAACTAGCCCGGTTGTTCCCCTTCTTTTGTTAGCAGGTACAGGTTTCGTAATTGCATCTATTCTTGCTGTTTACAACTCTACAATGTTGGTAAATAATGGACGAACTGTGGAAGTTGTTCAGACGACTACTACAACTTCAGGATATCAACCCCAGCAACAATATCCACAACAATCCCAACAATATCCACAACCCCAAGAACAACCCCAACAACCGTATCAGCAACAGCAACCCCAACAACAA